GAGGGTTCTTGGGAGTTCATCGAAGCCAATGTCAGCCATGATTCGATGACTTGTATCAACGAATCTATATCCAGTCTGGCTTTTAAGAAAGGACTCCCCTTCCTGGATACACTCATTCATCCAAGAGAGAATACGCTGGGCCTGGCTTCTCTCACCATTCCACTTATAGGGCGCTTCGTAACGTGAGGGCCTAGATGATCCAGCTCCAGCTCCTGTTACTACAGCAGCAGAGTTTCCGCCTTGAGTGGTAGGCATTATCTCACCTCCCTATAATGGAGAGGCGAAGAGATTGCCCTTTCTGGCAACCATCCTAGATTTTTAATTCTGTGATAGACAATATTATGCGAGACAGAACATCTATAATCACTGACCCACTCTCGAATAGATTTAGTCTCGCCAAAAGCATCTAGTGCCAGTGATCTTCTAGTTCTGGCGCAATTATCTGGAATGGGAATGAAACGACAATTAGATGGGCAATACCCAAGACTGTCATCTATTCTATCTATTGATAACGTCGAATCATAACCATTGGCAGTAGCCCAGGTCTTAAATACTAGAAAGTCGTCTCTCCACTCATTACATATAGTTATTCCTCTTCCGCCATATGTAGAATAATCCTTAGACTTTGGATTCTCGCATCTAGACTTCATGCCATGCCAAATATTTGCCAGTCTAGTTCTTCGTTGCCCATGTTTAGTGACTGCGGCTCTTTGGGCATCTCTACACTTTTCACTTATAAACCTTGCCATCTCTTCCTCCGGTTATTGGAGGAAGACTGATTCCTTTATGCTGGCTCGTCTAACTGCCAAACTTCTATTGTTACTTTTATTCCTATATACTTCTCAGGTATTTCCATCTCTTTAGTTACTTCTGTAGCCTGTATAATCTTACCATGAAGTAACCTGCTGACCATTTCCCATTCAGCCTCTCCCACTATCGAGTGGAGATTGTTGAGGGTGACATCCTTTTCACTCATACTTACTCCTACAGTATATGATCATCAAGCCAGTCAAAGACATAAGCTAGAATTATGCCTCCAACTATTAGACCTATTAGTGAGAATCCTATTGTTACAGTATTACTCATATAACATCTCCCTTACATCATCCATGAATTCCTCAACAGGATCTATGGGAGGCATGTATTTATAATCGCTATCTCTCCAAAATTCTTCCATGAGTTCTCGCTTGTAGTCTATCATTACCTCATCTAACACTTGATAAGCTTCTTCAACCGTCATAATTACTCCTATCATTCTCCATCACAACTGAGAAGAACTCCCTGAACGATGGAGACTTGTGCCCACCCTGATCTCGCTGGAGGGCCTCTCGATAAAGGTCTTTGGCAAGGGGGTCACTCTCTTGTCCCATAGCCCAGGCTAGTCGGGATCTTCTCTCATGCTCCCAGAGTTCTTTCTGTCTCAGGAAGCTCTCCTCTTTCCTATCATCCTTCGATCTGAGCTGAGAGTTAATCTCCTTAGCGTATCTTCGATACTCCCCCAAGGAGCGGATCTCAACTCTCTCAGCATTCTTGGGAGTTTTAGAGTCGGCTCCACCCGCCACGCCAAGTCTCCCATCTGGATATCTCCACATTACTATTGGTGTCTGGAGTTGCTGATGGGTGGAGCCATCTGATACCCAGAGGATATCAGACATCTTTTTGCATTTTGGGCATCTCACTCGATCCTTGCTCGATACTTTTTGAAATCTGTGTTCGTTCGGACATTCGTAGTTCAGTATCCCTGGCATCTTCCTTCTCCTCAAATAGTCCTGTCATACTATCTATAAACTCCCGGTCTGCCTCGCTAGTCGGAGTGATTTCTCCTGTCAAGAGACCAGCCAAATGCTTTATGACTGATCTTGCATGGAACCCCAAATCTCCTTCTCTTTCGCTATCCATCTCTCTGTCCTCTCCTGTACCTGCTCTTTTGTTAAGATTGGTTCTCCAAAAAGTTGTCTTTTGAGCTGCTCACTCACAATGGCTTGCTCACCATCGAAGAAGTCATTCATCAGTGATCTGCCCATCTTGTCGCAATGGGCCATCACCTGGTCCCATTCTTCTTGAGTGCCTGCATATGTATCTGGTTTATCAGCCATAAATCCTACTGTCTGTATACTCAATATCAGGTATCACATATCTCGAAGCTCTCCCAACCAGCACATCACCACCATAACTGGGTAATCTGTCAAGACTAGCTTCAAATGATTTCTGTTCAATAAATGACGTTGGGACAGTACCATAAACTTCTGGATCGTACCATGCTGTAAGTAACATAGCTGGTCCCATCACTCTATCATCATGGTGGCCTTCGGCTGCCTCGATCCTCGCTTTGTCTATATTGTACTGGAGCGTCCCAACCTCATTGACCAACCAAGGACTACGTATTACGAAGTTCCCATCCCTCACGAGCTTTCGGAAGAGGGAAATCATCTTCGGCCTTGTTACTCGATCCGTTCTCCAACCTATCCTATCCTTGATGACTCTGCTGCGGCGATTGAACTGCTGACCGACATCTCCCACTGCTGTTAGATCCATCTGGCGATAGAAATTCGAATAGCCCCTCTTCCTCATCTCAGTCTGAACTGTGTCTCCAATGATGTTTGTCTCAACCACCACCAACGGCTCCATCCAATCTCCACCGTATCCCCTGACGGTATAAAGGTGAGCCATGAAGTAGACAAAGGCCCAAAGATCATGTGGGGCTACCTTGTTCGAGGCCCATTCAGCCACTTGCTCATCTGGATGATATGGAGTGGCTTTCTTGATCACACCCGCTACACTTGAATCTCGCTCAACACCCTCAGATGGATCACAGTAGATCCCATATGTCTCGCCCTGTTGAGGCCATTCCCAGATATATAGCTTGAGGTCTGGATCACCATCTGGCCAACTATCCATCTCAACTCGCTCCAGGGCAAAAGTATCCAGAGGAACTCCATCAGCAGAGAAAGCCTTTCCTCGTATGGGATCTCCAATGGTCTTCATATCCCTATAGATAAAGGGGATTTCAGGACTATTAAGCTGATAAGCCCCTACGGGCTGTGAAGAATTGGAGCGAGTGCGTATGTCAATCATCGTCTCTGTTGACATGACTGAGGGGTTGCTGTTCTGGAAGGCTTCATTCGCGTTAGCTGGCATCTCCTGTAGGAAGTCATGGAGTTGCTTTAGCTCTCTCGCCTCTTCGTAGTTGAGATAGTACCACCACTTTTGGGAGAGAGGCATCTCCCAATTCTCTCCCAGCGCCCCCTTTATCAACTGATTACTGTTGACATAGACTCTCGCGGCCTCGGCATGCTTCTCTACATATTGAGGAGGATTCCAACCAGGAGGAATTGGCCTTCTTCGCATATCTCCCTCCGTTGGATACAAGTCGGTTCCAACATACCAGGGAAGGAAGATGGGCTTGTATTTTGCTATCCCTAAAGCATCTCTCCTGACATTAAACTCCCATGACTTATGCCACCAATCGCCCAGGCCATGAGCTGTTGACTCTAAAGCTAGCAGGGCAAAGGGGTTTTCATGCATGGCTCTATAGAGAGACGCATCTACAAGCTCAGCAGGTTTCTCGAAGGTTGAGAGCTCTGATAAGTGGGAGACAGTTGGAGTTCCACCTCGACCGATGCCTTGTTTCTGATTCCCCCACTGGACCCAGAGAGAAGAGTTGATGTCTCCAAACTTAAGGAAGTCGCCCGCTTGAGCAGCAGTCTGTCTAGGTCGTAGCCACCAGGGGAGTTGGTTCCATATGAACTCAAGTTTTCCCACCATCGCTCTCGACTTCTTCTCCTCAGCAGATCCTGTATATGCGACTACGTTTTTGTAGAAGAAGACTCGATGGGCCAGGATGACCTGGAATAAGGTGGTCATTCCAAGTTGGCGAGCCTTGAGGAGCATGAGCATGATGGCCCACATCTTCTCTTCATACTCAGACATCACTCCAAGGATTATTTGTTGCGCAATGTTGGGAGTGAAGTTGACGATTCGGGCTGACCAGTCCTCTATCTTGGCGTAGTTGGAGGCGAAGTAGAGAAAGTCAGATTTACAAATTGTAGATTCACACAATATCCACAGACGTTCCTCGTTAGTGAAATCCCTTATGAGAAAGCCTTTTGAGTCAAGAAGAGAATCAAAGTGAGCAGCCATCTCCTGTCTCTCACCATAGGAAGAGGGTTGGAGAGACCATCTGAGGGGGAGATCATGAGTTTCTCGAATGATTCTCTCTGCTTTGGCTATTTTAGATTTAGTTACTTTGGGGCTGTACACTTTATGCTACTTAATCTCTTCTATCCAAAATCTTTTGTACATAACACACTTCTTCTTATTATTCAGAGTTCCTGTATCAACCATTGCTAATCTGAGTTGAAGTCCACTCTTCAAGGCTTCCAACATGAATTCTGTCGCTTCATCAAAGTGAGTAAAGAGAGCAGCGTTTCCAGTTTCCAACCACTCAATATCTCGCTCAGTGGCCAGATCTTTAAGTGTCACTCTCTTCACTCCTCACCTCATCATCAATCTGCGTTACTGCTATTGGTATGGGCTCTCCACATCTTGGGCAGAATATTCCTCTTTCAGAATCTCCTTCACTAAAACGCCAAACCCATTCGCTGTATTCTTCAGTTATTCTATCCGTCTCTTCTGACTTCATCATCTATCTCCGTCACTGTCTGACTGAACTGGAGAAGGGGAGTCTTCATCTTGTCCTTCTCTCCCTTATTCAGCACCGCGACCTGATTACTATTGTTGATATTGACGTTGACTCCACCCTTCTCATCAATCACTCCTGCGATCTTCAGATGGAGTTCCCTCTCCTTGACATCGGCATCTTCAGCTTTGGCTCTCTCAATAACCATATCCATTACTTCCGGAACAGCTAGTGAGGCTTTTAGATGAGCTACCTTAGTCATCACATTCTGGACACCCATCTGAAGATCCCGAAGGAACTGTTCAGTTGGCAAGTTGAGAGTGTGACAGACCTGGTTGAAGGTAGGGGATTTGTCGAGATCACCTCTATCGAACTCTATCTGCCACTTTTTGTATACAAGGATGAACTGAACCCACCTCTCATCAGCGTTATCACCCTGGCCCGCGACAAGGGATTCGATCATCTGGAGAGCTCTGTGAGAGGAGCCAAATATCATATTGAGGGTCCAATCCACTGAGCCTGGTTGACTCGCGGGAGGCGCGTCTAGCTTGGGTTTTAGACGGGTGATCTGGCCTCTTCTAGTAACGAGTTTCCCCTCGCCATTGATGGGATAGTCAATAATTCCTTCGTGGAGAATATTGGTCCCAAACTGTTCTGCCATCTTCCACCTCCGTTACATATGAGCCAAGGTCTTCTTCCCCTGATTGTTCTACTAGAGGAAGAGCAGGATGAGCTATCTCATCAAGGAGATCCGCGATTCTCTCTAGAGCTATGACTACTCTTGATAGGTCTGTTCGGATTTCTATGAGGGCCATTGATTCCCCTTTATCAGATAAGTAAGGATTCTTTCGGAAAACCTCTTCTCGAACTCCAGATCAATCTTTAACTTTAGAATCTCTGCTGACCTCTCATCAATCTGGGTCTCAAGAGGTTGAGAGAAGCGCATTCGGAGGCCGTTGATTACATCCATGTAGAGTTGGTCTCTCTTGTTGAGTGAGCAGAAGTTCCGCAGTTCGTCTATTTTCTCATCCAGCTCAGTAGCATAAGTCATCTTCATTGTCATCATAGCTACCTCCGTATCTTCACATTAGGTCTGGTTTTATTGGCCATCGAGTTAGGAGGTGGCAGTGGATAGCTGAGTTCTGCTTTGGGTGGTTCAGGAGGAGTTGCTACTACATCATCAAGAGTGATCTCAGGGAGTTGACTTGGCAATACTACCTCCAATCCCTCCTCTCCACCTGATGCCAGCTTCTCCACCATAACGGGAATCTTTGTAATCTCACCATCAATCACCTCTTCCACCTCTCCATAGACGGAAATGCTCTTCCTATCAACGGCTCCAGATCCCACATCAGCAGTTCTAGCAGCTCTCCTCTCGATATTCGATAGGTCAACCTTCTTAACTAGGCCATCTGGGCCAATAACATCAGTGGTGATGGGGAGTTTGAAGTCTTTTCGGAGTAGATCTGGCGTATCGGTGGGGATTCTCTCGTCTTCTATCGTGGAAATGACGTTTCCCACTCCAGAAAGGCCAAATCTGATGTTCAATCGGAGGTTTCTTTGGAGATCAAGCTCTATCTCGCCATTGATTATGCGAGAAAGGTCTTCCAACTCCTCCAATCTGATCTTGATGCTCCATCCAACCTTTGGGTAGGAGAGGTTGACTCTGCTGAGTTGGCTATGCTTTGCCAGTTCTGCTCTTAGGGATGAGCTCACTTGCTCGATCTGGTGGAGCATAGCATCACTCTTGGAGTCGTTCTTGGTCATGATCTGGTCAGTGAGAGAGAAAACATGCTTTTCCAATGCTTCTCTTACCTCGACTCCATTGAGTGGACGTGCTTGGCGGTTGGCGATAGAATCTGATAGTTGTCTAGTTGGGACTGTTACACTCATTTCGTCTCCTCTTTGTAGAGAGATGCTCGAACTGCACAATCCTTGGCTTCTAGTAATTTTCGAAGAGCTACTGTTCTTTCTGGATTTTGTGGTAATTCATCGCACATCCATCTAGCCAAATTATGGAATGACATCGAGATTCTCTGAAGACGCTCTGGAAGATGGGAATATTCGAAAAATTGTAGTAAACGATCTTGATTATGTGACATTACTTCTCCTTACTTCTGTGTTATTACTGGCGAACTATTATGAAATTAGTAGTTCAGGATTGTGTTATAGCACAAGTTAGGGAAGTTACAAGGGATTTTAACGATTTTGTTGAGGGAGGTGGGGTTTATTTTGACAGATTGGAAAATCCATGCTATTCTGGCTTTAGGCCAAGCAAGAAAAGGGAATTCCTTAAAGGAAGTGTGATTGAGCCATTTTATGCCCTGCCGGTCCTGTCCATTTATTTCCTCTGTTATATTAGGTGTAGTAACTCAAACATCGAAGTATGTCTAGTTGCGTATATAGAGGAAAACCAAAAAAAAAATATCTCTGATGTTGGTAACGCATCCAACCCCCATCCTATATACCCCTTGGGACAAGTCCCCTGGAAGACAGGTCTATCTATCTATATATTATTATATCTATATATCTATATGTATATAGGATAACAGGTGGATGGGTGGATAGGTGTTTAGGTCTTCCGTATGATTCCTGTAGATTGTCTACTGGGGGCGCTGCCCAGGTGCGTAATTGATCAGATTATTCGGTGTTTTGGACTATCGGTCTTTAGTATGAGTTTTGAGGAGATGGGGGGAATTTACCTACCGATCGGTCAGTTGTAAGTCCTTTAAAATCTATACTTTATAATACAAAGTACTTTATTTATAGTGTAGAAAAGAAAAGTCTTGACTGTGGGGAAAAAGGTGGTAGTCTCCGGTCTGCGCGCAACTGACGCGCGAGATTGCACACCTGTTTCACGTGTGCGATGTCCCCTCTTTAGACGGGTTCGGGGGATTGCCTGATGCAAGGGCAGATTGAACCCAACAATGTGGAGCGCCACCTGATGCCAGCAATTTGCATATCTCAATTCGAGACCGGCGTCAGATGGAAACGCCTTTCGTCAGCTACCTTGTAGACTCTCTGCCTTTGGGAGAGTGTAGGGTTAGCATCTGCCCGGTCGCTACTTCACTAGCTACCTCATCACTATAGGGCAGGCGGGACGCAGCTCCAGTCCGATACTACCATAAAGCTATAGTATAAGTGTAGGTTGAATGAGTGGCTTTTCCATTTTGGAGATTAAACAAATGGAAAATGAAACTCAGAGAGACGCGATTGCACTGCTTGAGTCTTTAAAACGAACTCCGGCCAAAAAGGTCTCCACACAGTCAACCTCAATCACGACGCTTTCCGAAGTATCCTATACACGGGCGAAACTGATTGAGTACCTGACTGCCTTTGGGGCTGACCGAGATCACCTTATCACTGAGTTAAAGTCAATTCAGCGATCACACAAAGAGATAGGTGAGGTACTGGCTGAAGAGTTAGAGCCATCATTTCTCAGTTGGGTTGGCGGGCTCGCTCCAATGGGCGATAGAGACACCCCAATTGAGATAAATGCGAAAGATGAGGATGGGATTAGGTATTCCATTCCAGCTCACGTTGCAGTTACCAACTCCGCCAAATACCTGCTTGAGTGCCTTTACACTCTTCCGAATGTCCTGTTCTTTGGACAGGTCAAAAAGAGTAAAAAGGGCGTAGAGAGACGGTCAGCCGCTCTCTCGGAAAATGGAGGTAAGGGCTTTCAGGGCGCAACTGCCATTGGGACAGACGAAGCAAAGAACTGGGGCATTCGCATCCAGCCCACTTACCTTGTCCAACACGGCAAGGCGGGGGAACGGCTCTACAAGGGAATCGAGTTAGTAGCGTCACTAACACAGGCGATTGTCACAGGTGATTCCCAAAGCCGTGAGAGTATCAAGAGTGCTCTAACAGGCGAGGCAGGCGATTCACGTTTTGAATGGCCTGTCGAATTTGTCCAAGCTCTGTGTACTGTTCGCTTCCGAGGTCTTCTCTATGCAGGCATCAGAGAGTTGCTGGCTAAGGTCAAGAATGATCTGACCGATCAGGCCAAACTTAATGCCTTCATCGAATCCGAAAAGTCAGCTCTCCCAATGGAATTTACCGCTCCATTGGCCAACGTTACAAAAGCCATTGCTCAATTGAGTATGGCTGCCACATCATCCAACGATTAACTTAGGGCTACGCCCATTTATGGGAAAAGCTACTCATTGAGCCTACACTGAAGAATTTGAAGTTAACTATAGAAAGGGTTAAACAAATGCTGTTAGATGACCTTCATCCAAAGTATGTTCCCGCTTCCACTAAACTGAACAGAAGTTTGATAGAGGGAGCGGTTGACGAAAAGAGTTTAGAAAATCATATTCGCTGGATAGATGAAAAGGTTGGCACTGTAGCGTATGTCGTTACCCTGCTTAACTGCAATAATCGCTTGATAGATTACCACGGCAAAGCGGGCCATATGACATTGATAGTATATGGCTCGTATTGACAAGAGAGAGAGAGAGAGTAACATAGCTTACCACTATGTTACTTTTTTTAGTTTTTAAGTAACTACTCTAAGTCGGATTTACGTTACTCAGATTACCTACTATCAAAGCCTCAGCTTAGATATGGAGTAACAGAAGTAACAACAAGGGATTAAACAAATGCGAGAAATACCACAAGTATTCATCTCGCCTGATCCAGCCTCAACCCAAAAGCCAAAACCTAAATACAGATCGAGAATCCTGGACTTATCCAAAGCTGAGATAGAGTCCATACTCGATGATCTCTATCAAAAGATCTCTTCTCCTCTCTTCTACTCCAAGTCAGCGCTTAGGGCTATGAAGAAGAGACGAAGGGATCTGGAGACAAGGCTATCTGATATCGAAGACTCAGAGGAGTATCAGCGATATGAGAGAAGCCTCAACTCGAATAGGTGTCAGGATTCGGATATTAACTTTGTAAGACAAAGTGATTTGTCTAGAAAAGGGAAATCTGAGTTAAAGGCTAAGGCTGGAGGATATAGGATCAGGCCGGGACCTAAAAGAGAAGGGGGGTCGAAGCCGTCTAAGGCTTTTATCCTCAAGAGGTTAGCATCATAATTTGGAGAAGCTTTCTCTTTTCAGGGAGAAATTTTCTCTTTGAGACTCTAATAATCACTCAAGTCTGCATGTATTAATATATATGCGGACTTCACTATTTATGGAGGTCAGATGAAAGGCTATATTAAGCAAATGAAGAGCGTCGAAGAATTAGGCCATTTCCTTAAGGTTCATGGCGTTAACATCAAAAGGATGAGGTTCGAGCTTACAAGAAAGCAGAACATCATCCTTTGGTTTTCCTCAGAGCAGTCTTACAACCTGCCCACTTTTAAGGCTTAACAGTTCCAGGTTGCTCATCTGATGGATGGGCTTCCTGGAGGCGTTAGAGTCTCCGCTTGCATCAGGAACATTGACTCAAAGGCCCTTGGCTTCCGCTGAGGGCCTATTTTTATGTCTGGAGGTGAATATATGATCTGGCTGATCATAGGAGCCGTCATAGCCGCTCTCTTCTTCATCATCATCAGCATAGGACTGTCAAAAGGGGTCCAGACTGAGATTGAGGATGACAAAAGAGGCAGGCTATATGAGAGAGGAGCGAGAGAGATGGAGGATGAGGACGAAGAGGATAAAGGTGGGGAATAGATGACATCGCTGGCCCTCTATGATATAAGGTGGCCAAGGAGGTCTTTTCTATGACCCAAACGTGGTTGATAGCCGCTCTCCTGTCAATCCTCTTCTTCATTGGGGGATGGAGAATATCAGGAGAGATATTTAGTTACTTAAAGTCGGAGGCTCGAAATGGTGATAATAGAAAATGATGGACCTGATATCATCAAGACCAACTTCTGGCAGACAGATCAAGCCAAAAAGGGAGCCTTCTTCCTCTCCACCAACGCAGGGGCTTTCAGACTCCTCATCCCATATATGCACAAGGATGAGGTAAAGGAGTTTGAGACCTCAGAGGATGTGATAGTTAGCAGAGGTCCCTGGCCTGCGGCTGGACTTGGTGATGCCATTGAGATCCTATTCGATGACGGCACAGATGAGCCTTACTCCATCCATCTAGGGATGAATCAGATAGATAGGCTCCCATCAGAAGATAACGCTGGCAGAGAGTGTGTATTCTCAGTATGGCTTCTAAAAGATGGAAAGCCATTTAAGGCTTATGAGTCTAAGTGTCTGTTTAGAGTTGTTCCTACTCTCCCTTATTTAAAGGGGAGATAGATAGTAACAAGAAGTAACATGGAGAGTAACACGTGAGTAACATCGGGTGTTACTTTTTTTTATTTATGGAGGATCAGATATGATAGTCTATATCTCCATCATTTCCTCCAGAGATAGATATGAATATCTCTGGAGAACACTCACAACAAGAGGCAGACTCCTTCCATATAGAGGGAAGATTTGGAGAACTATATGGCTCTCTCAGACGCGATTGACCTAATCATGGATAGTGGTCTCTTCTCCATAAGAGAGATCCGCAAGATGAATTTGGATCTAATTCTCAATCTAGCGACTCAGCTAAAAGATCTGAAATAAGATCCCCACCGTCGTTCCTGCGACGAAAGCCCAATCATAATTTTATAGTCATCATAAAAGGGCTATCTTTTAATTAGTCCACATCGAAAGGTGTGGCCCTATTAAAGTATAGCTTCTTACATCTATAGGTAGACTGGGGCCATCCCTTGTCACCTATTACACAAGAGAGATCTGCGGTTCTATTTGTTATTTCCAGATATGGCTAATACTATGTTTCCACGCTTTTAGCTTATGCTAAGGCTTTTATTTGCAGTGACTTGTGGACCAGGACGTTGCCCCGCGTTAAAACTGGATCTACTACCAGCCCGTTGCCTGGAAACTCCGAAGAGAGCCTTATTTCACTAGGTGGAACTACTACAGCCCTTATCTCTGTAGCATTGGAACATAGGGAAGACCAGAAGGAAGGTCTATAGCTAATCATACAAATGAAGGAATGGCGCTTGTTATTCAGAATCATTTGTAGGATAATGCTCCTGGAAATACTTCATTAACAATGGCGGTGGTTTCTACCTTGAGATCATCGCCATTTCTTTTATACCTTAGCCATTACCGTTTTTCAAGTATCAAAAGGTAATCTACATTGCTCAGTGGAGTTTATGACTCTAGTGAGGAGTGTCGATCCACTCCTCGATCCATCTACTTACTTATTTACTCAATAAGATGGATGGAATGTATTAGCACTTGGCTCGGAGGGACTGGTTAGCAATGGCTTGTATGACCAGTCCCCATTTTTTGTCTTTAACTATTAAAGAATTAGTAGTAGAAAGGAGAATACGTGGAAACAGTGAAAGAAGTTCTGATGAAGAGAGATAACCTCTCTCCAGAAGAGGCCGATGAGGTTATCAAAGAATTCATGGAAGATTTGGATGGCCTAGTCCACCTAAATAGTGGAACCTATGATCAGGCTTGTGAGTTAGTTCAGGAGTATTTCGGTCTTGAGCCAGAATATTTAGAGGAATTTCTAATCTAAATATTGGGTCATCTACTTAAATGAGTTATTATTTCAGCATGAAAAAGATATACCTAACAAATGATTTAGTAGCTCTAGTAGATGATAGATATTATCAACTAGTCAACAAATATAACTGGTTTCCCAAAAAGGACAACCAAACTATCTATGCAAGGGCTAACATAACAAATAGCTCTGGACGTAGATCCGGCCTGACGATGCATAGACTTATCATGGACGCCAAACCGGGTCAGCAGGTAGATCATATAAACGGAGATGGCCTGGATAATAGGAGAGCTAATCTTAGATTCTCTACCCAAAAACAGAATTGTCAAAATCGTAGACCAAGAAAGAATACCTCTTCCAAATATAAGGGAGTATCTAGACTAGTTAGAAGTAAGGGAGGAGGCTCTAGAGGACCTAAACCGAAGGGCAGAGATGGATGGGTAGCCACTATTTGCATAAGCGGGAATCAAAAACATATTGGCGTATATGACACTGAAATTGATGCAGCTAAGGCTTACGATAAAGAGGCCAAAAAACTGTTTGGAGAATTTGCATGGCTGAATTTTTAGAAAAATTGGAAGAGTTCTTGTTTCCGGGAGGAGAATAGATGGCGGAAAACAAACCAATATTAGGTGAGCTGCTAAAAGGTGGTGAGGAGAGGGATGCCATCCATATTGCCATTCTCCCAGTAACATCATTGGGATATATAGCAGCAGGTCAGCGCATTCATGTCACACCTGATGGAATGGCTGATACTGTTAGAGAAATAAACGCAGTGGCTGATCCATTCCTCCGATCTCAGATCTATCCCGGTCAGAAATTCTACGCCCTTCCCTTCCCATACACAATCGAGAGTCTAAGGCATGAGTGGGTCCACAAGGATTCCCTAAGACTCCTGAAGAGAGGGCAACCACCAATGCGCAGAAGGAATCCCTTGAGTATTTAAGGGAAATAGCAGTGCATGGATATATGGAATTAGACGAGCTCCTAGAACAAGCTGATGCCGTGGTCAATGGGTTTGAGAGTAATCTCTACTTTGGAACCGAGATGTATGACTGCGATAGAGAGGAATTCTGGCGTCATTACCAAATCTACACAGGTAAGAAGGTGACTCAGGATATAGTAGAGAACACTTATTTTAGCTGCTCCTGTTAGTTACTTTTGTTACTTTCATTAGTAACATGAATACCACAAATAAAACTTCCGAACCGTGGCTCCTTGCCACGAGGATTAAACAAATGACAGTAGATGACCTTGATTTTATAGTCCAACGCCTGAAAGAGGAGGGACTTGGAGATAATCAGATTCTCGCGGATGTCCGATTCGGAGCAATCCTCACTGATGCCCGCGACACCGCCTTTGGTCCAGTGATATGGGGAGGAAGAGAGATCGTCCAGATTCACGCAGGACCGCTGATGTTCCCTAACGCTATTCCTCCCACTCTGGAGCCCACCGCTGATCTGGATGAAGGGGAGTTGGAAGAGATTGAATATTTGAGGAAGACTGCTGGATTGGCGATTGTTTCTTAGTTTATAATTCAGAAAGGAGACTCATCTTGAACTGGCTTAAGATAGAAGAGGAGGTCCAGGCTGGCTACATAAATAAGCACCGCCATCCCACCGCTCCTCTCACAATCTACAATTACTCAAACAAATGTCAATATGATTGGCGATGGACAGAGGAGACGATGGCCTGTAGAGGGTTGATTGTAGCTGATGATGGACATATAGTAGCGCGTCCATTCCCTAAATTCTTCAACATAGAACAGCTCAAGGGGAATTTGCCAAATGGCCCTTTTGAGGTATATGAGAAGCTGGATGGGTCACTTGGAGTTCTATACTTTATAGGTGAGCGTCCATTCATAGCTACAAGAGGGAGCTTCACTAGTGAGCAGTCTGAGTTTGCTAACGATATCTTGGATAGGAAATACAAGAAGGTGGAGTTCCGACATGATCTCACATATCTCTTCGAGATCATTCACCCTCTTAATAGGATAGTTGTGGATTATGGCGAGATGGAAGACCTCATTCTATTGGCGATCATAGAGACCTCAACAGGCAAAGAACTACCCCTTGAGGATATAGGCTTTCCTATCGCTAAACGATATGAGGGTATAAAGGGCTTTGACGAACTCTCAGCCCTAGAAGAGCCCAACAAAGAAGGATTCGTTCTTCGATTCACAGAATCTGGTGAACGGGTGAAAATGAAATTCGCGGAATACAAACGCCTTCATAGCCTATTGACAGGGCTGAGCGCGAGGCACATCTGGGAAGCTCTCCAGACTCCTGATGGATTGAAAGAAATAGTTGAGAGAGTGCCAGATGAGTTCTATAATTGGGTTCGTTCTACAGAGAACGATCTCAGATCAAGGTATAAAACTATTGAGGATCTATGCTGGCTCCAATTCGCTGATTTTGGAAATAGAAAAGCAACCGCTCAATATTTCACTAGCGCTTGCGAGTACCCAGCGATTCTCTTTAACATGTTAGACAAGAAAGACTACTCCAAGTTAATCTGGAAGATGATCTATCCAGAAGCGTCGAGACCGTTTAGGGAGGATGAGGAGTAGTTTTTTGGTCCAGTAGCTCAGCGGATTTAGAGCATCGCTCTTCTAAAGCGAGGGTCGTTGGTTCAATTCCAACCTGGGTCATCACATTTTCTAGAAGGAGTAAAAAACGAAATGGCAGACATCGAATATGTAAAAGACATTCCAGATAATTTCCAATTCTTAAGCGACTCACAAGATGTCGAGCAGATCAAGTCAGACATTCCGGGAGCAGATGAGTTCGACTCCTTCTTTGTGAGTATACAAGATGGGGATTATTTAGATATCTATGGTATAAAGGGAATAATTCCTTACAACAACAAACCTGTTTATAAGTTGAGGTAGAAACAATGGAATCCCTGCTTAACTGGTTAGACAATCTCGACCCATTCAGAAAACCCATCATCTTCACGATCATCTACATAGTTACGCCCTGGGCTGTGTTGATGACTCCTGTCTTTATAGGGGCTGGAGTGTTGAGGTTGTGGGATTGGGTCAAGGCTAAAATTATAAATAGGAACGTGAGATAGAGTTCTGGCCCACGTAGCTCAGAGGACAGAGCGCTCCCAGTTAAGGGAGAGGTCATTAGTTCGAGTCTAATCGTGGACCTTTTGATTTATGGGAGTCGGGAATATCCGTGAGGACTTCTAGGAGATATAAGAGGATTTGCTTTTCCAATCAAAACAGCCTCCTTTTATTGCTCTGCTTTCAACGACTCCCGCTAGTTTATGGCAGGGAGATTCCATCTCATTAGTGGAGTTATTAAAGGTGTACACTGGGAGAAGTCATGAAGCTCCTTAACTCCCACCACCCACCCTGCTTGGATGGTGGCCCCGGTCTCTGAATGGGATCGGGTTTAGGTTGCTCGTGGAAGGCCCCTGTGATGCATCCAGATGGGTTCGATTCCCATACGAGCAATAGACCAAAACTGAAAATACAACCATTTTCTGGGGGAGGATGGAAGTAGAGAGTAGGTTTTGGTCTTTCACTTCGTGACCGCCTGCCTTTAAGGCAGGCCAGATCGATCCCTCCTGCTCTGTAGCTTAATAGGAGAGCGACTTCCGGTGAGTTTGGAAGAGAGATGATGGTGCAACTCCATCTAGAGCGATAGACCAGACAGATTACATGTCGCTGTATCCGTGAGGACAGTATGAAACGTTGGTCGTGTCCAACCCTAGGGACGTTTCATGTCATGAGAGGCTGTCTGGTCTTTCTTTTTTGACTCACCTCCTCCCTGTCTCTGTATCCAGTCTTCAGAAGATTCGCGGTCTGAAATGGGGACAAACCTGGATACTTGGGGAGGAGGGTGGGCCTCCACTTTGCGTAAGCCTCCTCTTATAAGAGGAGGCTATTGCGCCAGCAAATATTAAGGAATTAGTAGAAAGGAGTAACAGTGTCCAAATACCAAATTCTCTATGATGACGATGAAGATGGAATGTACGTTCAAAATATAACAGCAGAGGATCTCATGGCTACCATCAATGATACCAAGATCTCAAAAGTCATCATGAGCGGACTTCCTTGTCCATCCGCAGATCACGCCTTTAACCTATGGGAGAGATGGCCAAAGAATGGTGTATTGATTCTCAGAGATGGAGCTATCTATGTTCCCAAAAAGGTAACAAAAGAGATAACAAAAACGGTGGAAGAGTATGTATTGGAGGATTGATGGCAAGAATGAGAATAGTAAGACCAGGATCACCCAATGAGTAGAAGGGAGAAAAGATGTATGTTTTCCATGTGGATGGAGAAGTCAAAATTGTAAAAAGCTCAAAGCCTTTAGAAGAGGCTGAAATAAATGAACTGGGCAAAGAGGGGTGGAGATTCATAACAGTTTTGAGTTTTGAAGGAATCTTCTACTTCTATTTTATTTTTAGGATAGACAATTAACACGGGAGGAAAGTCGATGAAGTCAAAAAGACAGAGACAGATGGAGGCGCTTGAGCGAGCTGAGGAGAGGGAACAGTTTTGGAGAGCTGTTAAAGATGGCTCTACCAATCTTATGCCAACTCCGATGAGCAATTCTGACCTGGAGTTTGTAGAAGGCGCTCAGGTTTATGCAATAGTTACACAGAAGACCAGAACCAACAAAGAAATATGCATGACGCTGGCCACGCATAAGATCCTAATGGTTCAGAGAGATATCAACAATCTCAAAAAGAAACTGGAGGGCAACTACAGATGAAAGTCGTAGGAATAATCCCAGGCAATGAACACACGGATAAAGTTCGTAACATCTATCATACTCTGAAAGAGTGGGGAATAGCCATTCCTCAAGAGATCCAGGACTACATCAACAAACATGGCTCAGTTGGCCCAAATGAGGCTCGTGAGGTTCATCTTACGAACGTGATGGAGTGGGATAATGTGGCTCAGAAAGGGGTTGATATTGCAATAGGGAAGAACATGCTCCCGATTGGAGTAACCCACATCAGAGTTTACAGGGAGAAATATTGGTAATATGCCGCAACTAATACTAACGACGAAGAAGGGGAGAGAGATCGTTCATGCTTTCCAGAACGAGGATACATTAAACAATGCAATCCAGCGAATCAGAGAAGTCATGTCAGAGGATGAATCCACGGGCATTGATATAGTCTATAAAGATCTTTTAGGAAAGATGAGAACGTTGTTAATCTCTAGAAAGTTCCTCAAAAGGGTAACAATCTCAACTCTCTAGTTACTATTTGAGTAACATAGAGTAACAAAAATCAGCAATCAACGAAGACTGTCAATACTGGCGGTCTTTTTCTATTTCAAACAATCAACTCAAAACTGCCGAAAGGCATAAAAGGAAAACAAATGTCATTTCAGAATATCGAAGTCACTGGTGAGATCAAAGATATCACTAACGTCGAAGTCACCGATGGTAAGTTCAAAGAGATCACTCTTGATTGTGGAGGTGAGACTATCACCATCAAGGGGAAGATCAAACAGATCATGCGCTCTTCTGGTGTGAGCCAGGTGGTTGGAGTTGAGATCAAGGAACCTGGGAAGGCTGAGTATCAGGTGAACTCCCTTAACTCGGATTATCTCAAGAACGCTGATGGGAGTGATCGAGTGGAACCTGAAGGAACCACTTATCGACCTGTCCCTGGTGGGAAGGCTTACTAAGGATGCCAGCGCCATTTATATGGCCATTCAGATGGGAGGAGATCGAAAGATCCCTCCCTCTTTCTGTTTATGAAAATCTTTTGCGAACCGCGACTCCTTGTCGCGTAAAGGAGCTAAAAGTGAATATCTATCGAGGCAGAATCGACCATGAACATATGGACCCTCAGATTATTCCGTATGTGAGGGAGTTCATCCTTAAAGTGAGCAGAGATGAGAGTGTTCAATGGAGAGGGAAACTTGCCATTGTGCAGATCAATCAGGTTGTTTATCGCATCGTAAGTGGAACAGTTTATGAGAAGAGAGAAAGTCTGATAGATCCCATCATCTATCTCGCCCACGCATCCGGAGGAACAAGGCCAGATTGGCTGACGGGAGTGTTGTCAGGTGTTGCGCAGTTCTATGGAATCGACCACGAGCAGGAAATCATTGATGCCCTTATCAAAATAGCGACATCAGCAGCAATCAATCAATTCTCCTCGGTCCCAGGAGCATATCTCGCTTCGACATTCTCAGGCGTTGAGATAACGGATATCGCTATCAAGAGAGGATCAAATCTCGTCGCGGGGTTGTGTCCACCTGAGAAGGAAGGTGAGGCGAAGGTGTGGAGGCTAAGAGAGACAGGAGAGATCGTCTATCCCACCACTGAGGATGGATGGGTGTCGCTCTCTATCCATGGAGGGATGTGATGAGTATTGGGTATAAGCTGAGGAAAAGTCTCGATGCTGCTATAGATAAGTCTAAAAGTGGATGGGATCTCAGAACAAAAACGAAACTCTTCATCAACCCAGAGGCTCGTTGTCCCTACTGTGATGGGTGGTTTCCTACTAACAGAGTGTGGTTAATCAATGACCAATCACACTATATAAAGGGATGTTGGAATCTGGATGGCTCTCCAATCAGCGAGGGTAAGATAGTCCACCCCCATTCATGGAGGATGAGTGGAGAGGTTTGTCTTGGGGAGGCCAAAACAGCCTCAGAGGCCCTATTTGCAGGGGTCGCCAAAGGGAAGCACGTCTACTGTGTCCCTCGATGGTTGGTTGAGATAGGGCATGATTGTGAGAGGCTTCCATATAAAAACTGCCCAGCTTGTAGTGGAAAGTTCTTTGTGGACGTTGAGTTCTATTTTGGGTTTAAAGACACCAAACTATGCTCAGCTAAGTGTCTTGAGATAGCGCAGATGTTCAGATGCGAGAACTGCATGAAGGTATTGGACATGGATCAAAGGAGGTTCTGCGCTGAATGTCGGATCGGGTTGTACATAGAATGTAACATATGTTCAAAGACACTCTTTGAGCCTGAGTCAAGGTACTACTCAAGGAGAGAGCTGAGATGTTGTTATGATTGTTATAACATACTGAGAGGCTGTAACACCTGTGGATATATGGAGCTGAGGAGTGAGTTGAATGATAGAAGGGTCTGCACATATTGCGTAGAGCATCCAGCCTTTATATGTGATGCATGTGGCGAGTCATTCAGCAGTAATGAGGAGCTAAACGGCGATAATATATGTGAACGTTGTGAGAACTACTGTGGGGATTGTGGAAGCTCACCCTGTCAGTGTGAGCCTTCTTTTGAGATGGAAGAGGAAGAGGAGGAAGAAGATGAAGCCTTTGTATAACAGAATCGTGATAGCAGGAGCGGGATCAGCCTTCTGGCTTACAGTAGCTTTATGCCGTGAGCTTGAGGATATTGTCCCAATAGAAGTCTACGATGATGACAACTTTGTAGGTGGAGGAGGGGCTAAACGTCTCCCGATGCCTCTCGATCCAACTCAACCAAAAGTGGAATACCTCCATACCTTCATAAAGTATGTGATGGGGAACACTCCACCTATTATCCATACCAGAAGATTTTATCCTGATGACCTTGGAGAGGGAGACTGGAGTAAGACTATCTTTGTAGATGCTACTGATATGGGTAGATCGGAGAGAGAGTTGATGTGGGATACTATTGATATGCTAGATATAAAAGGCATCCGTCTGGCCCTCGATGGAACAGGCATCGCCACAGTCTCCCCAGGCCCACCTATCTACATGGGAGATGAGTTAGAACAACACGATGACTACACCATCAAGCCCTGGCTGGGGCAAGTCTTCCGATCAGTGGGGATGGGAGCAGAAGCGATCCTTTATCTCCTCTATACAGGGAAGATAATAGAGACTCAACACTTTATGCCTACTGCGGCGAATCCAGTAAATGAGATAAGGAGGAGTAATGATTGAGATTGAGAAAGTTGTAAGTTGCCCAGTCGTCAAAGCCACAAAGGGGCTCATCGAGATCGCTCCAGAGTTGATAGCCCAACTTGCAGGAGCTATCTGGGATAAGGATGAGTGGATGACAGTTGGGTTGGGTGAACGAAATGAAAATGGTCTTCATGTCATTATTACTGAGCTCTGGACCCCACCCAACCAGATCCGTAGAGGGTCCCACGTTAGGCCATATAAAGGAGATGAGCCCACTCTCGATGAGATGTTCCCTGAGTGGGTGAGGGAGAGGATGGTTTGTGGGATTCACTCTCATCATATGATGTCTGCGAGATTCTCTGGATCACTCAAGGCGAAAGGAGATGGGGGAGATCTATCGGATGGAGGGATTTGTTCCAACTTCGCCAGCTCTATCGTGGTGGCCACTCCAGATTCTAAAGTTGAGTCGAAATTATTAGGCTTCAGCTATGAGGCCATCCTTAATTATGATCTAGAGTGTGGAGAGATGGGGGTGTCATATGCGAATCTGATGCCTCTTGGGGTAGAAGATTGGCCATTCAGCCATAAAATCGAGAGACCTTCAATCACTTCGAAGGTTGAGTCTTTGGGAGATTGCCCTAATATACTGCGTTATAGGGCTGGATCATACTCTCACAAGGACAAGGCGTCTTGTGGAGTGGAGACTACCTCGAATTATAATAGAGCAGCCTTTGGGTCAGATGGCGGGGCTATTCTCTCAGAACTCCCTGAACCTGAGAAGGCTTATGTTGTTACATATAATGGAGGTAAGGGGAGTAACAAAAATAGAGTAGGGATGCCAGGATATTGGGGTAACAACAACAAGGAGAAGGAAGAGGTGTATAGAGAGTTCCTGGAGGAGACGGGACAGATAGAGGATTATTGGAGAGAATTATATGGGAGCTACTATGAAAGATAGCCCTGATATAACTCTTGAGGAAGCCCAGATGCGACTCCTCAGAATGCTAAGAGAGAAAGACTACCCCTACGCGGGAAGATGGTTCCGAAGAGATGATGGACATATCCCTATCTATTCGATGGCCCTCTTTGGGATGGAGGACGTGAGGGCCTTGATGTGGAGGGAGGGGAAGAAGTGGGCGGCATCCCTCTCCCTGGGTGTGGGAGATAGAGGGGAGTTCATCCTAGCTGGGGGACTGATAGGGAGGGTGAAGAGGCAGAATTGGAAGTTGATGAGCATCACAAACTTCATCCCTTATATCAACGATGCCCGTGAAACCCTTGGGGTATGGGCCTTCCAGCGGGATCGTTATTTGAATGTGATAGCAATGACAAAGTTTGCTCATGAGTTGCTGAAGACACCAGGCCAACAGAAGCAATCCATAAGGGTGATGGTCGGGATCGAGAGTGGAGTCACATCAGAAGCTACTACTGCTGAAGCTCTTTCAATTATCCAGCATCTCTACTGTAGGACGAGGCTGGATAGGGTAATAACCTGTAGTGTGTGGATGGAGGTGTTTAAGTGAGAAAGTTAGTGATTGATAGAGAGAAATGGTTGAGGGGACAAGGGGCTGAGTTATCAAAGCTCCTGCGTAGAGAAGATGAAAAAATGTGTTGTGTTGGTTTCTATCTGGAGTCATGTGGAGTGCCAAGAGAAACGTTATTGGGTAACGCAGCGGCTCATTCTCCAGAGGTAGCTCTGATTCTTCCAGATGAGGCTAAGTGGTTAAATAATGGTGATCTGTATTTACCTAACTCTTCCCCAATCGGTAGAGAGTTATACGCTATCAACGACAGGATAATAATACTTAATTCATTAACCCCAACTATGGATGAGTTAGAACGGGAGAATCGGGTCATGGAGCTGTTCTCACAACAAGGGGTGGAGGTTGAGTTCATCAACTGAGGGAGAGATATGAACACAGAAATGACTAAAGAAGAGAAAGAGGGAGTGGAGGCCGTTCAATTCCTTCTCTCCCTAACTGGTGATAAAGAACCAGAGTGGGTCTCTTTGAGGAATTGGAGGAGCTTTTCCGAGTCTGAAAAGGGAACGACGATGGAGTTTTATCAACAACTCAAACCAAAGGAGGTAGAAAGTGTGCGACAAGATGACAGAGAAGGAAGTGGACTCGTTACGACAGCAGGTGAGTGAGAAGAATCAGAGGATCAATGAACTCAACACAGAGAAAGAGGAGCTTATAAAAGAGGCCCAGAATTTAGCTGATGAGTTGGAACAGCTATATGAACAGAACGAGATGGCTATCCAAGAGGTGGAGAAGTCGAATGAGTTGATTGAGAAGTTGGATGAGGAGATTGAGGCTAGAGATGAGAGAATCAAGGAGTTGGAAGAGGCCCTCAGATGCTACTCCAACCCTTCTTTATGGGTCGTGTATGAGAGGGATGGGAAATTCACCCACTCTATATTCATTGGGAATGAGGATGGAAACGAGGATGGAGTATTGCATAATGGTTATATTCTAGCTAGTAAGGTACTTAATAAGTAACATCAGAGTAACAAAGGAGTAACATAAATGAGACTGGTAATCCATATAAGCGGTGGAGTTTGTACTGGAATATCAACTCCAGACGACCCAGAGGAAATGGTCATCTTTTTAGATGATTCAGATGATAAAGAATATGGAGGAGCGCAAACACTGTCAGATGACGTGAGCAAGCAAAGGATCTCAGAGGAGAAATGGGCAGTGATGATGGAGATATTGGAGTTGGAAGAGAAGATAACTGAGGCTTGGACGAGATTGGGGAGAGAAGATGATTCTGATGATATCAAAGGATGACTACCTCCAACTCAGAGACCACCTCCCTGACTATCCTGATATCGAGTTTGGGTTTGGCTCTCCTCATAATTTAGAGATGAGAGAGTATGTTGAGGGTCAGAATAGAACGATTGAGATAACCTGCATTGATTGTAAGGAGCTGATACTAGAGTTCAGAGAGGAGGAAGGAGATGACACAAAAGGACGAGATCTGGATTCTGCTGGATAAACTGGATGAGTATGCGACTAGCCTTCCATATGATGACTGCTCCCTTCCAGTATATGACGAGAGATGCATAAATGAGATGGTAAAGATAGTGGAAGAATGGCTTGAAGAAAGGACTACAGATGGTAATACATAAGCTGACAATAACCTGTGACTGTGGGCATCCTGAATGCGTTGGTCCAAAAGGTGAAACCTTCAGCATCTCCCTCTCAGCCACATCCGATGCTGATATGGAAGTGATAAGGGAGATCTATGAGAGGCTGGAACCAGGTGCGGATCGAGTGAAGGAGGCAACGATAGGGCCAGAGAGCATAGACACGATGAGAGATGCCCTTGATAACTACTACAACATACCTGATGTAGCTGATAGGGTTCTTGAGGGATTGAGAATAGCGATGGGGGAGCTTAAAGGTGGACTTCCGCCCATCGGCCCTACAAAGGAGGAGGAAGATTTCTTCAGAGAGCTAAAGGAGATAGAATTGAATGAGGTTGGGTGAAGTGGTATATAATGCCGGCGATAAAAGTTAAGGGGGTATGTCGTGTACCCCCTATATCTATTCCCAAATTGAAAGGCTAATACCGTGAGTAATTATACCTATTCCGATTCGAACTTCAAGCTGGCCCACGAAACTCAATTGACTTCAAGAAGAACTCTCCAAATCTGGAATATGTGCCTAAATAGGCTAGGAGTTCCAGAAGGATTACACGAACCATTTCTAGCCATCTTTGTATCAGTAAACTGGGAGGATGTCAATGGTTTTGTACCTATAACTATCCGGTATATGGCCAAAAATCTGACAAGTATCAACAAAGATGATGAAGATAGAGCATATAACAGGCTGAAAAAGTCAGTACCTAAAGCATTTGAATGGCAGGATATGCAAACCTTTAGGATTGTAGCTCGTGAGATACTTGTTGAGAGAGCTCAAAAGTATAAAACAAAGGCCCAATATGACTTCCTCCTTTACAATAAGATTATCTACCTAATTAATCTCCCGCAAGAGATGCCACTTAAGAAGATCCGAGAGGCTATTGAGAGAGTTTTTGCCGACATTCCAGTAGTTCCATCAGTTCCCAAGAAAAAGAAACGTAAGAGGCCAGAGACTGATGCAGTAACCCTTATTAAATGTATCAGTAATCTAGAAGAATCAACAGGATCTTTTGATGCTTCTGCGCTTTATGCTATTGAAGCTAATCCTGGATGTGATATGATAGGCCCATTCGTGGAAGCGGCCAGCAGATTTCTCAGGGAGAACGAAAAGACAAAAATCTCCCACAACCCCAACAAAATCAAGGAATAACAAGAATTCTCAGAGAGAAACTTTCTCCCTGAGAACCTCAATAAATCCAAAATTGTAGTGATGACTACCAAAGATGTGGTTCTTAGTTAGTCGCTAAAATGGTTGAACGTCTACATGTATTAATAGATACATGTAGACTTCGCATATTTAGGTAGAGATCTACATAGTTTATAAATCAACAGTTAACAAAGGAAATAAGAAACATGAAACCAAACAACAATAAACAGTCAAAACCCACAAAGGAGGCCCTCTCAGCCGAATTCGTAGAAATCACCCCAGAGTTGGCCCAGCAATGGATGGAGAACAACAATCCCCACAATCGTAAGTTGAGACCACGCCTCGTTGAGAAATATGGGAGAGATAAAACCAATGGGAAGTGGTTCATCACACATGAAGCTGTGGCGTTCGATTGGGATGATAATCTTGTCGATGGCCAACACAGACTAACCAGCATCATCAGCACTGGACTAGCAACCAAAACGCTCGTCGTGAAAGGACTCGATCCCCAAGTGAGGATGGTGGTTGATACTGGAGCGGCGAGAAACGCATCTGATGTTCTTAAACTCCTCGGCTATAAGGACGCGGGATTCAACGAGGTGGCGGTGGTGAGATCCCTGATGAATGGCTTAAGAGGCAAAGCAACCGTCCCAGAGGTGGTCGAGGCATATGAGAAACATGAAGAGGCAGTGAAAGAGGTCCTCTCATACTTCCCATCAAGGAGAAAGCACATCACCATCTCTCCCGTTCTCGCTCCAATGGCAAGGGTCTGGTATACGGAGAATCGCTACAGACTGCCCAGGTTTGCTGAGGTCCTCTACACTGGAATGGCCTACAAGAACAGAAAAGGTGAAGCCTCGATCATCGCCTTAAGAGACCATCTCATTGAGAGAGTGGTAGTAACAGGGAGTCAGGTTCATAGCGAGATCTACGGACTCACAGAAGCAGCTCTCGATGCATATCTTTCTGGAATAGGTCTAACGAAGCTAGTCCCCACCAAGGAAGAGCTCTTCCCATTCCCAGACAGTGTGAAAACGCCTGCTAAGGCGCATCTCGAAATCGTAACCCCAGTCAAAGCCCACCCAGCGAAGCTAATAAAGAAGGCTGCTTGAGCGTTTGCATACAATAGCCTGTTACCATTGCTCAACTTATACTATATTATGCATATATGACATTGCTGTAACAGGCTATTATTTTAATAATGAGGCTGACAGCGGCCATAAACAGGACGTTAGGAGCGCTCATGAAATTATTCACGATACAGGAATTTGCGAAAGAGAAGGGCCTCCATGTAGCCACTATAAGGAAGTGGATCAAAGAGGGCCGTATAAAAGGCATTATAAAAAGAGGTAGAACTTTTCTGATTCCAGAAGAGAACCTCTCGCTTGAGCTAAGAGTAAGAAAGAAAAGAGTCAAGCCTCCTCAGACAATAGAGGAGGCTAGGCTTCAATATAACAACATAAGCAGTGACCACCGACGGAAGATCATTTTTGACTACGATGAGATGAAGGGGATGTTGGACCAGGGCAGGACTATCATGGAGATAGCGGATCTGGCCGGAGTGTCGAAGCAGAGAATCCAGCAGATATACACAACTTACTTCGGATTCAATGTCACTGGACGCGAGCGCAGACACTCTTTTGTTTGTGAGAGAATGAGAGAGAACGCCATCATATCTGTTGAGGATAGTGAGAAACTCTCTTATCTATCAGATGCTCTCGCTGAAATGGGACTTTCGATGGAGATCGTCCAAAGCAAAGACCTGAATAGATGCTACCAAAACATGGCGATAATCAATGGTCACTCCTGTAGGATCTACCTATCTAAAAAGGCCACTTTCTCACCACTCTCAACACGTAATGGGGAAAGATACAAAACCTATAACAGAATCCAAGTTATAAAATCTATCCTCAATGAATATGAATTCATAATCGCCATAGCGGGAGAAATAAGGGAGGCTGGAGAAAACGAAAGAAGGATCTTCATTATCCCTTCTATTGACCTAAAAGAGAAATTCGGGAAGGAAGATCGAAAGTCTTTCTACCTTCCAACCGACAATCAGGGGAAGGATCGTAAAATCTCTCCTGTGATGGATTGGTGGAGCTACCAGGGAGCATGGCATTTACTCAAAGACAACAGCTTAAACTAGAGATAGTAAAGCTCTGCCGATTACTGGAAGAGCATATCCTTCTAAAACTCAATGAATATGGGGACTACAGAGATACCTTTCTCGCAGGGATAGAAGTCTGGAAGGACATTCGTAAAAAGCATCCCGATATGAAATGGATCACTCCCTCAATAAGACAGGAGAGGGAAGATCACCCTCTTACTAAATATGTAAAAACGATAGAGGACTCTCGACCTCTTCCCGATCTACCTCCTGAGATCTTAAAACTCTCTACGGAGGAACTGTGCGAATATTTAATCTGGAAGAGTGACTATAATCAGGGAGTAAAGGAGTGGAAGAAATATGGGAGACAGTCTACCAAAAAAGAAGATCCTCCAAAAAGTGATATCAAGAAGCAAGCGCCCCCACCACGTGGAACGCGTGCCTATGTCCCTGGAGGAAAGACACCAAGCCGAATTGGAGTATCGCCGAAGATCTGCGAAGAAGGAAATAAAGGCAGAGAAAAGAAAGCGGCGTGAGAGATTGCGATTGGGAGTTTGCTTGAACTGTGGCGATACACCTTTTGAAAATGGCGCAAGCCACTGTAAAAGCTGCCATATTAGATATCTACGTAAGTCATACAAGGCAGAGATAAAGAGGCTCAATCTATGAAGAGGAGGTATGTAACTGTTAAGCTAGATGTTGAATTCAGAGTGTTGGCGGATGAGTTAATCCCATTCGAGCTCAACACCCGAAGAATGGACCTCCCCCAATTACTTACTGTATGGCATCCTGAAATAATAAGCTCTAAACTATACATACAGTTAAAGGATATAGGAGAGGAACAACTTGCGAAAGAAAAAAGAAAAAAGAAAAAATCCCCAACTAACGAAAGTCAGAGAGACAGTGGCGAGATTCAACACGGAGGAATGTCAACTCCTTTTGAGGGCCTTGATTCAATCGAGGGAGAAGGGACTTATCTTTCCGAAATCAGACAGAGAATACGAGATGCTCTTGAGAATCAGAAGGAGACTGGAGGAGAGGATAGAGAGGGAGAAAGTGAAACAGGAGGTATTGAGGATGAATGAGACCCAAAAAGAAGAAGACTTCCAAATCGAGTTCGCAATTAGCGAAAGCCAAAACAGAGAAAGAGAAACGGTCTATCGAGAGAACCATATCGAGGGGAATATTTGCTGATGCCCTTCGAGCAGAGCGCTTTAGCTCCCATCCAGGCTATGTCAACATCAAGATAAAGCTCAGCCTCTACAATGCCATGAATCAAAAGGAAGAAAGACTCCCAGGAAAGGGACTGGATCTTCTTGTGTCTAGTATTGAGGAGGTTGATGACCTTTTGAGGTTGATGGAGAAGACCATTGCGAGATGGATAAGAGGAGAGATTACATCATGATGGTACTTACATTATGGATTATTGGTTTACTTATCTTTACAATCTTAGTGTTTATAGAAGCCGCTCTTGTGAGAATAGCTAATATATTAAACAGTAAAAAGTAATATAAAGTAACAAACAAGTAACACAATGGGTGGCTTATTGCTGCCCATTTTCATTTAAGGAGTAACATGAATCAGGAAATCAAGCAAAAATGGATAGAAGCTCTTAAGTCTGATGAGTACAGGCAAGGAAAGTTGGCCTTAAAGAATTACGATGACACCTTTTGCTGTCTTGGAGTCCTATGTGACTTATATATCAAGGAGAAGGGCCTAAAGTGGACAGCCCCTATAGAAGGGAGTCAAGGGTACTACACTCTTTGTACAGAAACCGATAGAGCTAGAACTCACTTACCTGATGAGGTAGTGACATGGGCAGACATGGATAGCCGTTATGGAAGTTATGTTGAAGGTAGTTCATTGATGGCTGATAACGATAATGGCAAATCTTTTCTGGAGATAGCCAATATAATAAGGGAGAACTTCTGATGAACCAAGAGATAAAGGAAGAGTGGATCAAGGATCTTGAATCAGGGGATTATACCCAGGCCACAGGAGCCCTCAGAAAAGGAGATGGCTATTGTTGTCTTGGGGTTTTGTGTGAGCAATACAAGCGCAAACATCCTGAAGTTGAGTGGGAATCTGATGGCGGTGGGAACTATATATTCTTAGGCGCAGGAGGATTCTTACCAACTCAGGTTCGGGAATGGGCTAAAATAAGGTCTACTAATGGCGCTTATGAGATTGAAGATCAGGGAGTATGCAGCGATCTCGCCACCCGCAACGACGAAGGATCAACCTTCAACGACATAGCTGAACTCATAAGGAGGCACTTCTGATGAAACTCCTGACAGAAGCACTCAAGAAGAAAATCCCTCCTTTCTACTCCCAAGAGAATATAGACGATCCAAAGGCAGTAGTGAAGTTCTTCACCCCAGACAGCAACTGGACTTGGTTTTGCATAGAGGGACAGGAGATAGAAAACGGAGACTGGAAATTCTTCGGTCTCGTCCAAGGCTTCGAGGAAGAGCTTGGTTATTTCTTGCTGTCAGAACTCGAATCAGCCAAAGGCCCTTGGGGTCTATCAATCGAAAGAGACATCCACTTCACCCCAACACCCTTATCCAGGATAAGAGGGAGGGGGTATGAAGAAGAAGAGATGCCGGAAGAAGAGATTCCCAACTAAAGTCTCAGCCCAGATCACAGCGAAGAAACTCTCACGCAAATATGGTAACAAACTGACTGTCTATAAGTGTAGCAGGTGTCAAGACGTGTATCACTTAACCAGTCGTAAACTAACAATTGTTGATATAGCTATGAATAAAAGGAGATTCAATCAAATATGAGCGATAGCCGTTATCTAGTGGTCCTCGAAGGGACCTTCAAATATAGAATTAGTGTCTGTGCCAGTAGCGAGACTGAGGCCATTGAGTTTGCAGAAGCGGACGCTGAAGACCTTCCACTCTTCGAAGCTGAGACTTATGGCTTCACGAATAAAACAGTGAGGTTGCTAGATGAGGATGCCGAGGTTAATACGGTTAATTATTAGCGCAGTAGCTTTTGGGTTACTAATAAGGTATGTTTTTGACTAACAATAAAGGAGATGTGTGAAAAACGAAAGAGTTATATCGGGAACGTTGTTATTCCTTGGATTCATTTTTGTCATACTAGGGTTACTATTTCTAGGTGGCTACTTCATAGGAGGATAAATGAGTGAAGATGAAGCGCACGTAGAGAGAATGAGGATAATTGAAATGCTTTCTATTATTGAGGCCGAACTTAAAAAAATAAACATAAGACTAGATAGCTTCATTTATAGAACAGACAATATGTTATCCAGCCATTCAAAAGCCCTCAATACAATAGAGATGCAGACAAAGGAGAATAAAGATGGACAGCGAGAAAATCATACTCTACAGAATCGGAGCAGATCCAATCGAGGTAGATCCTGAGAGGTGTGTCTTCCTGGATAGATCGAATGCGGAAAAGCTCTGCCTTCGGGACCGCTACTACACAACTGAATATGGAGGATTCGGCTATGTCTCTTCTGGCCACTCCATCCACCTAACAACCGGAGGAGGGATTCATGAGTTCTTGGATGCGAGGACTCAAGGTGTTCCATTTGAGACATCACTCCTGATCGCAGGAGACTATCTCGATGAGAATCTCTCCTTCCCAGACTTCTATGTCGAAGAGCAAATCCAGGCTCTCACAAACGACGCAACTCACATAGTAACAGCCTTCGCTTATGTCTTTGAGCATCTAGTGTTGGAGAGGATGTTGAATGAATTCGTGATAGTGAACGCAGAGGAAGAGATCAATTGGGTCCTGGATGAGAGAGACGGAAGATATCTGGTTGTGATGAGCCGTCCAGACACCACCTTCCGCCATCGCACGACGGGCAAACTCTGGCATGGCTCTTATAAGACGGCCCAAACATTCCCAGAAATCATGAATGTGAAGCTCAAGACGGATATCCAAAGATGGATGGAGTCATATGCGATCTGGGCTAAGTACGGTGAGGCTCCAGAAGGGACACTCTATACCTACTTCCTAAAAGGGGAGCAGTATTGGGATAAAGACTTGAATATCAAGAGGTTCGGATCTGGGCTCATCCACCCATATCAACAAAAGAAGACAATCGGAGGAGACATCCAACCAGAGAGTTTCAGTCCTAGATATGGATGGTACGACTTGGATGGGGGACAGATGAGAAAGCGCCAGCTAGGAACGACTTGGGCTAAGTGTGATATCTGGGACGAGATGAACTTCATGGAGTGGCTTGAGTGGTTGAAGGATGAGATTCCTCAACACTCAGAGAACTTCCTCTCAGATACGATCATCCCTCTCAGAGATGAACCTTTTATCCAGGGGGACGCAATGATGTGGCTTAGAGGATTCTCTGCTAAAGAATGGAGATGGGCAGACTCTCTTAGGCATTTAGAGGAGGTTCGCTTTCCAGAGATTGATTGGCAGGATGCTTTTGATGAGTCTATTCCAGTCGAGCCCTCCCAATGCGTGGACCGCTACAACAACATCTGCCAATTCCACACCATTTGCTGGGGCAATGACACAATCGAGTCTCTTGTGGAGCAGGGGAAATTAACAGAGCGTGTGCCAAATCACGACATTGAGAACTTTAAAGTAATACGAGTAATTGGACAAGAACAGGAAGGAAGTGTAAATGAACAAACCAGTGCCTAGAGGTGTTGCTATTCCTCGACCGAATGCTATTATCCAAAAGTTGCATGACCCAATCTGGACGGGTGAAAAACAGGAGAGCATTATCCATCCAGAATTTTCAGGACTAACATTCATAACGGGATTTCGAGGGAAAGGGAAGAGCTCTCTCCTGGAGAAGTTCGATGATCCAGCTAATCTAGTGATGGTGGATCTGGAGAGCAAAGAGGAAGAGGATGCGACGAAACAGCTCGAAGTGGGTGGATACTTCCCGGTGATGAAAGAGCTGGCAACTGCTTATGGATCAGACTATGACATCCAGAGTGTTTACGACCGAATCCTCCAGATAGCCAACTCCATGCCGAAATATAGATTCACTGTATTTGCCATCGACAACGCCCAGGAATTGGTCGAAGGGGCCAAGCGATTCATCCAGAACAACCCAGATGTGGCGAGGAAGTATGGTCTGGTGGCGCAGAATGTGGCTGAGAACAAGTTTGGGGCCACCCAGAGTGGAGCTAAACACCTCATCAACAATCTCTATCAGACTGTGATGAGTAAAGTGAAATGCTTCATTGTGACCTTCCAACTTCGAGCAGCATGGGCGAATAATCAACCTGCTTTTAATAAGTTCCGAACGACTGAACTCACGACTTGGCATGAACTCTCCAAACTCACACTTGTCATGGTGGACCCAATAGTGCAGCACTTCCCTAATCCGAGGGCCATCGTGATGAAGGAGGCATACTCCCAGAAGAAGTGGGATAGGGAGAAGAAAGAGTTCACTCAGATCCGTCGTATACCTCCAGCTATCCCAAAGGCCACTCCACAAGAGATCTATAAATATCTGGATGAGCCTTGGAAGTTGAGTGAGCCAAAGCCAGGAGAATTAGTCACCCCATTGGAACTTTCACCATTTACACCCACTTTCGGGAATGAACAGCTTTATCTAATGAGAGAGATGGTGGCTTTACAGGAAAAACTGGGTATGACTGGAGGGGAGAGTGAGTGATGGTAGTTAAGTGTATATGTAAACACGAAGCGCAAGACAAGATCCATGGTGAGCAAAACAGAGTAGCCAATGAGACAAAGGACCCTACTAGAGTTAGATGTACAGTTTGCAAAACGCTAATAACAGTAAATAAGAAGGAGAAATAATAACAGCTATGAAAAAACACGTCCTCACATTCAAGAGCGTGAAATATGCACTCTCAGAAGATCAATACCAGATGCTTCTAAAGTCAACCGTCAAAGCCAAAGAGACTCTCACCTGGCAAGCAGAGCAGAGAATGGACGGCTTTTTGAGGAAGGGTCTCTTCCGGAAAGAGAATGGCAATTATAAACGCACTATTTTGGGCAATGAGTTGCTCAAGGAATTCAAACTTCGCGACAAAGCAAGAGCCAAAGCGGCTCAGGAGGTTGCATAAATGGAAGAATATGTCCCAGTAGACATAGACATGACCGATCCAGACTTTCTGGCATCCCTCAATGAGTACGTCCCAGACATCAATATGGACGCTGCTCCAGAGGCGATGACTGCTCCAGCTCCTCCCTCTGATGGAGTCTATGCCATTAAGGTGAGACCAAATCGGAGAAGGCAGGGAGATCCGGTCTATTACAAGGATCTCGTAAAAGATCCCAGGACTGGAAAGATCGTTGGAGGCAAGGTCATTGCGGCCCTGGTCGCTAGAACCTTTGATGTTGAGGAGAACAAAGAAGGGGCTTTCTTGAAGGACTATTATGCCAGCTCAGTAGCGTTTGGTCCTGAGAAGGGGTCTTCCTTGACCTTCATTGCTAAGCAGGCGGGACAGAGGGTTAATGATGGTTCTGCTTTGCCGGTTATCAAGAATGCAATTGATGAGGCTTTAGCGATGAATGAGGAAGATGGAATCCTCCTTTATGCCAGGACTCGTTGGGTTAAGTCTGCTCCGAGAGTAGCTGAAGTTCAAGAAGGTGTCTGGCTGTATCAGTTCGATGAGAAGGGCTTCAAGATCTACGACGAGGTGAAGGGTGAGGCCAAGATCAAGGCTCTCTCTATTGGAGAGGCCCAGGCTGAGGTCTCGACTTGGAAGAGAGATGACGATGAGAGTTTTGCGGAGTTTGAAATTCGCAAGGCATATCATGTTGAGTCGGCTCCACTCCGAGCCCATCTCTTTTATGATCCGGTTGCTCAGAGAGAGTTGAGAGTGTCGGCGGAGATTGCTGAGCTTTTAGATCCTAGAAAATTGGGAGTGAAGTAGTCTGGATTACAAGTCCTACATTAAGTCTGATCTATGGAAAGCCAAGAGAAAGTTGGCTCTTCAAAGAGATAACTATGAATGTAGGACTTGTGACTCAACATGGAATCTGCAAGTACATCATAGACATTATAAGAATTGTAATATGTATGGGTATGGAAAGGAGCCGCTGGAAGATCTAACAACTCTTTGTAGAGATTGTCACGCAGTGATTTCCATTTTGCAGAAGAGAAAAGAGAAGTTAAGAAAAGAGGTAAAGAATGCCAAAGTTAAGCGCAGAGGATAGAGCAGAGGGTCCGATAAGAACTCATATTCAACATATGAAAACCGGAGGTACAACATCAGATGTAGTAAGGCAGCTTTTAAATAATGTAGTTAGTGATGTATTTAAGGAAGCCGAAAAGACTGAAGATGGAATAACAGAAGAAATACTAAGTGTACTAGAAGGTAGAAATATTTCAATAGACGATGATGCCAGTAATACATTGGTGGATAGAGCTAACTCAATCAATCTTAGTCATCTGGGAAGTCTACTAAAAGCGGAGCCTAAATCAATAACTCTTACGGCAGTTCAGAGAACAAGAATTCAACTAAATAGAATACAAGAAATTATGGACCAAGGATATACATTGCCGCCATTAGAGTATGAAGTGGAAACCCAGAACGGAATGAAAAGTCCTTTAAAATATATTACTGAGATGTATGACTTGGTAACTAATTCACCAGAACTGATAACTGACAGACAAGTGAACTACTTCGATGTAATAGTTGAAGGTGAAGTTAGGCAATTTAAAAGTAGAAATAACTAAGGAGACTAATGAATTCCGTTACAATTGAAGACATAGAAGCAGCCATAGCTGAAGAAGGCCACTATAAGGTGGGGCATAAAACAGCAGTGGTTGTACTAGTTCTCCATAATGGTTTCGAGATATTAGGAAGTTCAGCCTGTGTAGATCCTGCCAACTATGATCATGAGATAGGAAGAAAGATTGCAAGAGAGGATGCGATCAACAAACTCTGGGCCTTCCTGGGATTCTCACTTCAAGACAGACTCTACCTGGAGAAGAAGAGACAGCATGGTTGACCCCAATGTTGCATATATAACAGACAAAGCAGCCGCTTTTGTGGCGATTGTTATATTTCTAGCCATTATAGGTTTAATATTTAATGCATTAAAAAAGAAGTAAGGAGGAATTATAATGGGTCCTCTTAAGTTATTACCAGATACGTGTATTGGCTGCCCTTTATATGATCATGGCGTTAGTCATCTATCTAGACTCACTAAAATAGAGGGTAAGGGAAGGTCTGGAGTTTTGATGATTGGTGAGGCGAGCGGAGCCCACGAAAATGAAGACTCTCTTCCATTTCGACCACACGCGCCAGCAGGATCTATTCTAGAAAAAGCTATAAGAACTGCGGGCTATACCAGAGAAGACTTCTGGATCACTAACATCATAAGATGTCGCCCACCTAACAACTACCTATCAGGAGCCCCATATGAACGAGAGTCAATCAATCATTGCAGTCAATATCTCAATCGAGCTATCGCCGAACTTAAGCCCAGAGCAATTCTTGCTCTTGGTTCCATCCCTCTTAGAGAACTTACGGGAAGACTGGGAGACCGGGCTTCTATTAGTTACCTTCGAGGGTTTGTGCTATCCGGCCCAAATGGAATTCCTGTCGTGCCAACTTTCCACCCTAGTTTCATTACACGAAAACACACAGCCCTCATCGGAACCCTCATCAAAGACATCAACACCGCTCGATCAGCAGCAGCAGGGCGCATCACCTACACCATCAACCCGAAGGAGGAGATCGAGTGCAGAGAGGGAGTCAAGGCGTTCGAGGACTTCCTCGCAGAAGTAGAGGCTGAGTCGGATGCGTGGATCGCGTATGACATAGAGACACCATACTCACAAAAAGGAGATGAGGATGAACTTGTCGAAAGAACAACTGATGGAGAATGCGCTGGAGAGGATGAAGAAGATGGTGGAGACATGGTATCAGGAAGATATGATGAACTCCCCAGTGACGAGAGCAGAGTTATTGACAGCAGTGGACAGCCTTTCAGTGAAGATCTTGGAATTATATCAATCCAGTTTGCCATCTCAGACACTTGGGGGATCTATGGAGACTGGAGGGACCCCAAAATCAGGGAATTGGCTCAGAAGATTCTTGCAACGCCCAACCCAAAGATAGCTCACAATGGAGACCACTTCGATCAACCTCGCCTGGAACAGGAGGGGATCAGAATCAATGGAGAAAAATATGATTCTCTCTCAATGAGAAAAGCTCTCCAGCCAGATCTCCCAGCCAAACTTCAACAGGTCGCGGTTGATTATGGATGGTCTTTTCCCTGGAAGCATTTCTCTGGAACTGACGCTGAGTTCTATGGAATTTGTGATGTCTGCTCTCTTATCCGTATAGCCTCCAAACTCCCAAACGAGATGGATAAACTCGGAATGTGGGATGGCTATCAACGCTATATCAGAGAGCAGCGAGAGAAGAGTGAGATCCCTTGGGAGAGAAGAGGCATTCCGATCAACAAAGAGAGACTAGATGACTTGAGAGAATGGCTCGAAGTAGAAGTGACTGCAAAGGTGAAAGAGATCATCTCAATAGTCCCACCTGAACTCCACAAGATGGATCCTCCCAAAGGATTCAGCAATCTGCCAGGAGAGATAAAGCCATTCGTCTATGAGAAGCATCCAACGCTATTCGATCCCATCCCACAGGTTGATAAAGATGGGAATCCTAAATTGGATAAAGAGGGTAACATAAAGTATAAAAAGAGTAACTTAAAAGTAACTCAGGTGTATGATATGTTACTTGGTAAAGAGCTAAATGGTACTCTTGATGACGTGTTGAGCAACTTCCCTGATATCCGTGTCACTCAAGACGGGAAGAGGCTATTCAGATTCGTCCCCTTCAACCCTCGAAGCAGCAAGCAGATGATCGAGTATCTCAAGTTCATGAAGATGGAGGTGCCGAAGACCTTCCGAGAGGGGAAAGAGACCACTGCGGATAAAGTGATGAGGAGGCTAGAAGAGAAGACGAAAGATCCAGTCATCAAACTCAGCAGGGAGATCAGGGCTCTTGAGAAGATGAGGGATAGTTACGCTGGGAAGAGGGGAGAGGATGGAGTGATCAAGGGTGGATGGATTCCCGATGCTGATGGGAGATTGAGAACAGGAGCCCATACCAATTCAACTCTACAGTATTCCAGTAAGGCTCCCAATGTGTTCACTCTTCCAAAAAGAAGAAAGGAGTTAGCTGATCGCTTCCGTAGATGTGTAGCGGCAGAACCTGGGCATGTGATTATAGAGGCGGATTTTAAGGCATTTCATGATCTGACAACTGCGGTCTTGGCAAATGATGAGCGTAAATGGCGGACAGCAAAGATTGATCCACATAGTTATGTGGCGGGTTGGCTTGTCAAATATCCAGGGATTGAAAAAGCTCTTGATATGAGTGACTCAGATCTCAAGCTATACCTAGAAGAGATCAAAAAGAAACATAAGAAGATCAGAGATGAACAAGCAAAGCCCTTGAATCACGGCTTTAACTTTGGCGAATCTCCCAATCGTCTTTACTACGAGAACGAAGAGTTCTTCGATAGCTTAGAGCAGGCAAAGCAGATGCATAAGATGCTGGGTAGAATCTATCCTGCCACTGTGGCTTGGCAAGAGAATCTTCTTAAGTCTCTAGATATAGGAGGAGGTCGCGTCCCGTACCTACAAAACGCATGGGGATTCAGAAGGTGGCTATGGGATTGCTGGACATGGCGCAGAGCTGAAGATGGACGTTGGTACAAAACGAAAGGGCAAGACTCAGAGAAAGCTTTAGCATATCTTCCAGCTTCGAATGCGCATGGCCTATTTAGAAAGAAGATGCGTGAAGCCGCTGAGTGGGGATGGCTAGAAAAATACGAACTAATACTTTTTCCGCATGATGCCTGGATTCTTCATCCTCCAAAAGAATTAGCTGATGAGTGTATAGAGAATATAAAAAGACATCTGGAATCTCCTGTCATGGAGTTAGCCAATCCCATGTTATGTCCTTCGGGTTTTTCGTGTTCAGTAGATGTATCTATCGGAGATTCGATGGCAGAAATGGAGGAGATAAAGTTCTAATGGGAAACGTAAAACCACTGCCTAACTCATTCTTCCAAGACGCTCCACAATCTTTAGGCGATTTCCTATTACAGGTCAATCGTGGCGAGCTTCTACAGCAACAGTGTCAACAATATAAAACCGCAACAGGCCAACAACTGGCCCAGGCCCAGAATCGACAGAGAGAAACAGCTCACTACGCACTCCTCCAACAGCAGGCCAGTAGAACTTTTATACATGATGATCTATTCGGTCTTGATACGACACTCCCAATGGATTTTAGAGATGGAGACTATAAACCATACACGATGAAGGAAGATAGTTTTTATAAGTTCCATTCTGAGATGGAGAGAGAAAGATCGAAACCTAAAAAGGTCCCAGTAGAGTGGAGATTTATAATAGTTGCTTCAATCTTAGGTTACTTAATATGTGAATTGATAAAGGAGGTAATATCTTGAATGATTATATAGAGCTGTCTAAAGAACATGATGGCGATATCCGACTTGAGATAACGCCCAATAACAACGACGAAGAATATTTCTGCTTCACCTTTACTGAAAGGGAGTTTAAGAAATTCACAGAATTATGTCACGCTATCCAGATTGGTGGAGCTGAGTGTGTAGTAATGGAGACACGATGATACCAAAAGACAATGAAGACTTCGCGTGGTGGATTGTTGAGAAGCTAATGGATGAAGGTCTGATTGAGAGAAGTGTAGCCTTTAATAGGTATAATAAGATAAAAGGATTGTATAAAGATAAAGAGATAAAAGCAGCAATCAGAAGAATCCTAATGGAGAACGAGAAGGAGGAGGGTGATGAAGGTTGAGATTGAGAAAAGTGACAGTCTAAACGATCCAAATGAGTTTTGGGTATTTATAACAGATGGAGAAGGCGAGAATCATATTGCCACTCATGCTTGGACTGATATTAATAGTCTGGAAAAACTATCAATGGCGCTCGATAGCATAATTGAGGGAAGATCGGAGAGCGAGGTTATTGAGTTATGAACATTCGTGCGATAGTGCAAGAGTTAGAATACATTGTCGAATGTCATGCCCAAATTGCAAAAGAAATTCTTGGTCATCCATATGGTCGAGGATGGTCAACTGGAATTTCTGTTGATGAAGGAGCAACATTTGAGTGTGCTGCTTGTAGCAGCGGATGTTGTGGAACTGAGAGCTATAGTATCCCACTTGACTGGCTAGAGATGGATAATGAATCTTTTAGGGCCTTTCTCATTGCACACAAGATAAAGCAAGAAGAGGAGAGGCAGAGAGTTGAGAAAGGGAAAAAGGAGAATGAGACACGAAGACTAAAAGATTTAAGACTTAGACAGTATGAACAGTTAAAGAAGGAGTTTGAAAAATGACCCCAAGTGAATACCAAAATCTCGCATCTCAAACCATGAACGACACTATGGAACATCACATGGAACTTCTCAACTATGCTATAGGCTTAGGTGGAGAGGTTGGAGAGATTCTTGAACCAATTAAGAAACATGTATTTCATGGGCATGACTTAGATGAACTAAAGCTAAAAGCTGAAATCGGTGATTGTATCTGGTATCTGAGCGCAATAGCTACTCTCAATATGATAGATCTGAATGATATACTAGAATATAACATCCAGAAATTGAGAGCTAGATACCCACAAGGCTTCTCAGAAGAAGCATCAAGGAGGAGAGATGACTGAGACAGAAAAAAGAATATTCATTCTAACTATAGTAGGAATAGGCTGCATCATGTTAACTGCAATATTAATCCAGATATTATTTGGAGTTATATGATAAACGAATATGTAATCATGACAATCATCGAGCCACCTTCTCCAGAAGACCCTCTCCCTGGCGAGGCTGTACAAGTGAGGGTGCTGGATTTGGCTTGCGATAAATGTATAAACGATTATTGGACATTGGAGGGACGCATCTTAAAACTATGTGACATCCATGAAAATCTCAACGTCCTAAAGTCAAGAAGGGCATTTAGAGCAGTCACTAAGCAACAACTGGAGCTATTTCCCCAAGGAATAAGTTCTGCTCCGCTTTCCTCCTAGCCACAAGACCTGGAAGTATCCGCATACGACCCTTTGACCGCGTTTTATTCCAGCGGAGAAGTTCCTCAGCCGCTTCTAGGTGATTGCCCTTATTCAACTCTTTCAGCAGAGTAGATCGCTTAAAGTTGTCCGCTCCTAGATTAAACACAAAAGAGACAAGCGCATCGAACTGTCCTTGAGTGAGTGGGACTGCGACCCAGTTGTTCACAATCTTCTCAGCCTTCGCTACATCCTCGCTGAACCACTTATCTATCTGAATTTGGGCTACTTCATGTCCGAACTTGTAGATGTTCTTTTCTTTTGTTGTTAGGGCATGGCCCCAACCCACAGTTAGGACATTTGCTGAACAGCGATAAACATCTTTACGTAGACCCTCAAATCGCCTTATAAGTTCTATGCCTGTGCTACTTGTAATCATATGTGTCCTTGTGATATTGTTACTCATATTACTAATATTATGACCAATTTGTTGAAAGGAATTTGCATGAGAAACGATTGGAAAGATGTACCCAGCTACGAAGATTATCTTCAAGTAACGAGTGACGGCAAAGTTAGACGAAAAGCTTTTTCCATAATAGTAAATAGAAAGAAACAAACTCCATATAGACAGGCATATCCATCCAAAGAATACTCTCCAGTCAAGTCTAAAGAAGGATACTGGTATATTCATCCTGTAATCAATAGAAAAAGAAGAAAGATCTTTATCCATCGTCTTGTTGGATGGGCCTTTGTTCCAGGCTATAAAGATGGGCTTTGCATCAACCATATAAATGGGCGCAAAACTGATAATCGTGCCGAAAATCTTGAATGGATAACCTTAGCTGAAAACAACAAACACGCGCGGGAGACTGGTCTTACTGATACCAGTGGTGAAAGATCTTCCTCAGCTAAACTTACCTCAAAACAAGTAAGGATAATTCGTAGCATGTTACGAAAAGGTGTAACAAGTCATTCTATTGCGAACTTACTTGGGCTATCCCCGACAACTATATATTTTATAAAAACTGGAGTAAGATGGCAATCAGTAACATAAATCATTTCGTTGCAGGCGATGGCGCTTTGATATTCCTGATCCTCTCCTCCATCCCAGATGCCTTCCTCTGGAGCTCTCCTCCTGCCTCTTCTCTCAACTGCCTCTTGTACTGCTCAAGATAGTCAGCCTGAGCTCCAGCCTCTCTCGCCTCTGAGGCTATCCCACCATCACCCGATATGTAATACTCCCAGAGAGCAGCCTTTCCAGAATCATCCAGAGACTTATAATACTCACTCTTCTCAAGTGTGTCTCCAAGACCTGTGATCTGCTTTCTGAAATAATCATTCTGCGCCCTATTGATAAGTGGATTCGGATCGGGTTGTAGAAATCTCCGATTATAAAAGCCCATCCTCTTCCACTCCCTACCGGCAAAACTCTCACCCTCCACCAACTTAATTCCAGGGACCCACTGAGTCGCTGGATACTCGGATGCTAGAACTGGAGGTTCCTGAGTCGGGGGGTTAACATCCGGCAAACTCCTTCTGAAGTATGGTAGGTTATCAATAAGTGGGCCTAAAAATCTAGTACCCTTTAAATCTTTTCTTTTATTCTCCTCCTCAGAGAATATGGCCCATAAGTTTCTTATATTTGCGAAGGGTTTAGTGACAAAAGAGAATCTCCTCCCGACATTAGTATAAGCACTCTCCCTTGGCTCATCTCCATCCGCCCACATCTCCATCAGTCCATCAAGAGCTTCAGCCATATCAGGAGCTCCTCTCTGCATACCTGTGTAGAGTTCGAGCATCTCTTGGCTGAACTTGAGGTCGTTGAGCCTGCCATCCTTTACTCTTCTGTTCAGATCTGCAACCCTAAACCAATTAGCGAGGGGCATGTCGGATCTGATATCCACGTATAAAGGTTGCCCCTTCTTTCCCTTCCTCCCAGTATCTATCTGCCACCACTCATCACCCCCTCCCCCTGCATCGAGAAGAGCATTGGCCATCGTGTACATGATGGTGCCAACAATGCCCGCTGCGAATCTCTTATAATCATTGGGTCTGATTGGGTTGATGGGAATAGGATCACCTTTTACTGGAGTGAAGATTCGAGGGAACATTATCCTACTCGCTGGACCAATCATCCCCAATGGAAGAGCTAGAAGAGATGGCACACCTCCACCCAGAAGAGGAATCAGAGGAACATACTCCCAAGTGAACTTCATTGAGTTGAACATAGCCTTGGCGAACCAGAGGTTAAGAGCAGGGCCAGTAACAGGACGAGTCACATTGAGGGCCTGGATCATCATTCTTCCAGCCGCTTCCAATGGGCCATTCTCAGCTCTCGGCATATAGGCATGAGTGAAGTAGAGAGCCTCATCTATCGCTGACTTGAGATCCTCCTCTGGAATATTCCTAAATCTCAGTGCTCTCTGTTCTGTGGTGAGATCCTTCTCTTGCCCCTTCTCAAATCTAATAGCATCTGCCAGATCCCACCCCTTCTCCTTCATCGTCATTGCGAGATGTCCATAGAAGACTGGATGCCGAAAGAACTTCTCAGCAAAGTTAGCAGGTCTCATCATCTGCTGGATGGGCCACTCTATTCCTCTGAGCACTCTCCCAATTCCCTTTGTGTTACTTTCTAATCTCCTCTCAGCGATCTTGAACCTTCTCTCCAGTCTATCCCGATCCTTAATATCTATCCTCATATCATTAAGGATCTGCCTAGCCGTCTCTACATTGCCCTCCATCTCCACCATTGCATCATCACTCTTCTTATCAGGCCCGAACCCCGGAACAGCCAACTCCTTCTCTAAATGGGGAAAGTGTTTTGAGAGTTGGATGATGGCCTCTGTGTATTTCTCACTCTCACCCATCCCTTTGAAGTTGAGGAATCTCCTTAGTTGAGGAGGAGTCATGTGGGCGAGGACCTCCGCCATTGGCTCGAATGCCATAAGGGCTTGATGATTGGCCTCTGCGATAGTATCAGGATAATTCATCCCTTTTGGAGATCCCTCATTCACATACTTAACCCAAGCAGCAATCGCATGAGTTCCTCCCAGAATAGGGATTCGCTTAAGGGTTGTGACAATATTCCGGATTGCTATGAACTGATCAGAGAGAATGAGTCCAACTCCTAATCCACTGGCTCTATCCAGGAAGTTCCTCCCAAGCACATCTGTCTCGATCTCTCTCAGGATTGCATCCATCATTACCTTATTCGGGATGACCTTCTTCGCTAGATCTGGGTTCTCCCTCATGAACTTCACGGTATACCTAGACAATCTAGAGAACTCTCCCAGAATGCGCCCCGCCTCAGATGCTGTCTCCTCTAGCTCCGATGCGAAGTCCTCAATAGAGAGGTTGTTCTCATCGAGGAGATCGGAGAATTTCCTTGGGTTGATCTTCCCAGTCATCACGGCATCATAGACCTGGAGGAAGACTCTCTGAGTTGGGTCACGCTTTATAGCCCCCGCATCGAGTAGAGCCTTGAACCCCTCCGTTACAGCTCTTACTACTTCTGGGGTGATATGGCGTTGGAAGAGAATGGGTGACTCTTCGACACCAGGTAGACGAGGTTGAGCTGGCTTCTCCAATTCAGGAACAGCCTGCACCCTCTTAGGAGCTTCTATCCCTGGGAGAGATTGTTGGGAAGGGTTGACCTCTTCTATGATTGGGCTATCGAGGATGGCCTTCTGTCTGATTGTATATCTTGGAGCCGCAGATCTAGGCTTCGTGGCTCCATGTTCTGCAACGAACTCTATATCTTTGAAATCAAAAGGCTTAACAGTTCCATCGGGCATCACAACCACAATGCCATCTATAGCTCGATACTTGACCTCGACTGGATCGGGGACATCCTTCAGCTTTACTTTATCCCCAACCAGGGCTACCTTAGTTGGTGGGGCAGGTGGAGTTTTACTTGGTGGAGTAGATGGAGATGGGGTTTTCGGGACATCCTTTACCAGTCTATCAAGATAGATCTCCTCTGACCCACTTGGGAATGTGACAACTGCGAACTCACCATCCTCATCCTGTCCAAGGCTGGTGATCTCGCCCACCTCTTTACCAACACCTGAGAGAATCTTCTTCTTGACTTTATCTCCTACTTTCAGAGGAGGTAGAGTAGATGCCGACAGCTCTTCATTGGAAGGATCATAAGCTCCTATGTTCCCAGTAGCAGACTTGATTTGGCTTCTATTCCATATACCCCATACTGTAGAACCATAAACTGTTGGCCCTACGCTAACATGTGGATCTAATCTTCTATTTATTGACTTCTGCCCAGTGGTAGGGTCAACTACTTCATATGTAATCCATCTATCAGGTCCAACTATAAACCCGCCCTCTTCCCGAAGAATGCCACCAACTTTATCCGCGTAATCTCTAGCTTCCTTCAGCGAATTAAATTCTTTAGGATATCCCTCTTGATATAAATATTTATATCCATCATATCCAGCCAACTGAAGAGCTCTATTAATACTTGTCCACATTGGGCCTCCTCTAGAGTTGGTTAGATACTTACCCATCTCCTCGAAGATCCTTTGGCCTGTCACTTGAACTCTGTCAATCTCATTCTCTGCCTCTTCCTCCAGAATCCGTAGAGCTGAATCCTCTACATTAAATCGTATATCCTCATAGTTCTGGCTTGATACTAACTGTTTTTTATCTCGTCTTTCAGCCAGCTCTTTTATCATTCCCTCTCGTATCCTCTCGATTTCTTCTGGAGTAAAACCTTTCTCCAAATCAAAAGGGTTTGTTATATTGGCATAGAAAGACTGTAGCTGCCGAGATCTGTTAGTAGGTAGAACATCTCCTGGAGGAACATTTGGATAACGATTCTTGAGAATCTCAAAAGCTTTAATGCGAGCTCTTTCCTCAAGATATGGCATTACATAATCTGGAATGGGGTCATCAAATTTTCTGCTGGGTAGAAGTCCTTGTTGTCTTTTCCAATCTCCAATAACAAAAGGCAACTGTTGATTATAGATCGCCTCAAAATCTGGATCTGCTTCTAACTCGCTGTCTGTTGGAGTTCCATATTTATAGTTAGTCTCTAAATCTTGTTCAGCAGCTTCAGGACTTTGATATAGCTCAAGGCCAGCATATTTGTTCTTTACATAGTCATTTATATTTAGAACATTTGGAGCAGTCCTAGCTATGGAAGGAATATACAATTTTATGGGATCACCACTCTTATAGAATGTTTGTGAATCCCTAAGAAACTCAAGAAGATTATCTTCTCTCTCATTTGGGTCAGAGACAGTTTTGAGTGGAGGAGGTATAGCAGCAGACAACTCTTCATTGCTGGGATCGAAGGCTCCTATGTTGCCTGTCGCTGATTTCACCTGAGCGTTAGGGAATGCGATCCAGACTCTATGTCCCTTGACCATCCAAGGCTCACCCATAGGTCCAGTTGCTTGAAATGGAATATTTTCAGGACCGAGAAGATCTCCTCCAGTCTGATCTGCATAGATTCTAGCTTCCTCTTCCGACTGGAACCATTTAGGAGAATTAGTAATTCCCCCTATATGAGTAATCCCATCATACCCCTGAGCCTGTAACCAATCATTAACCTCTTCTTTAGTTCCAAAATATCGAGTTAGTAATTGATATATTTCTTGGTTATCCGCATCAGGAGTTACTCCGTCTTGTAAGACTGGATAATCAAACCCGACCAACTGATCTAGTTTCTTTCCTAGCTCCACGTCACTAACTTGTTCAACATTGAGGGGCTTCTGGATGTTGGTGTAGAGTTGATAGGCACGAGGTTTTCCAATACTTTCCAGGACTTCTATCTCATCGCCAAATGGCCCTTCCATCTTAACTGGCTGCTGATATCTATCTACAGTTGTTGTAGCGTAACCCTCATCTCCCGCAGCAATCTCACTACTCTGGGTCATATAAAACCCAGGTCCGTAGAGCGCATTAGGAGCAAACTTGGACGGATCAATTCCTACTATCTCACTGGGAGATGATGTCCCATGATAAAGAGGAACCTTGACTGAGGATTTCTCTAGGAATCTATTTAGATTTGACTCTCTGAGGTCTGGAGCGATTCCTCTGGGAGGCTCACTGGCTGGGAGACTGCCAATCTGAGCTTCCTCATCAGCAGTTTTGTATCCGCCAACGCCTCTGCTTCTGGGACTCCCGATTCCAGGAGGGACTTCAGATGTGCGGCCAGCAATGAAAGATTCAAGGAACCTATCTCCCGCTTCTCTTGGGACGGTCCCTGCGTCAATGAGTTCTCTGATATGGGATTCATATATGCTCCTTACTTGTGGAATTATCTCTTCTCTTCCAGGAAGAGCTCGATGAGCCCTCTCGATCTCATTGAGGGCTTCAACTCCTCTATTGTGAAGGATGTGGGTGAAATAGTCCATCACAAAGTCATCACCTTCCTCATCAGTATCGAAAAATCTAGTGGCCTCATTCGTCATCACGTAGACTGGAAGCTCGACAGCGAGGAGGTCCTCTGGAGCTCTTCCGGGAGTGAGAACCTCACTTCCTTTTCCAGAGGCTATGACCTTTTGAATAAAGGGGTTTGTCTTGGCCCATTCTTTATCGTGCAACTCCCAAAGTGATTCTCCTATTCCGGCCTTTTCAGCAGCCGCTATCTGCCCAACATGGAGAGACTCGTGAGATGGGACCTGGCTATATCCTTGAGTGAGAGCATCCCTACTGACGAGCGCAATTGAAGATAGACCCTCATCACTCGCAGCATTCTTGATCTCCCACAGAGCATCGACAACAGCCTCCATGTGCTCTCTTGAGGGACTTCTCTGCATAACTCGTCCCAGAGTTCTACCAAATAACTTCGTGGGAACTGTAACGCCCAAAGTTGGAGAGTAATCCCTATTCTCAGCCGCTGCGATCACCCAATTAGGAACTACCATCGCTGGACTCTGACCTGATTTGAGTGAGGGGAGGAGGTCAAAGGTCATATCGAGATCTCTGTTCTCTTGAAGAGCAGACATCTCACTCTCCATCTCTACCATTCTCTGATTGATTGACTCTGCTAGTTGGCTGTCTCCACTTGCCTGGGCTGCTCCTGACTTCTGCTTGAGATATTCAATCCTCTCATTCAAGAAAGATATTCTCTTCGAGGCAGAGTCGAGTGGCTTAGCGGCTGGGAGATCTCCAACCTCTGATGGAGTGAATGTCTTAAGATCGGCAATCCTCTCATCAACCGGGCTGTTAAGATATAACTTGAACTCCTGATCGAAAGCCTTCAACTTCTGATATTGGGGATCAGCTTGAAGAGCCAGTCGAGATGCGCCACTAGATGCTCCACCAGCCAGCACACCAGTTAGGAATCCACTCAGCCCATTCTCCCAAACCTCTTCCTGGATGGCTCTATTCGGATCATATCCACTAATCACTTTAGCATTGACATTGTTTAGAATCTGAGAAGCCGTCTCCTGAATCCATTCCTCAGCTCCCTCCTGTCCTGTCTGCAACGCATACTGCCCAACTCTCGCCAGTGGATTCATCTGGAAGGGCAACTTCGATGATCCCTTGATTCTTCCAATCCCAGCAGCCTCACCCAATCCGATCACAGCCCCAACCACTGCTGCATATCTCGCGGATGAGTCATCAGCTCCTCTAGCGATAGCATCATCATAGGTAGAACCCGCGTTGGATGCAGCTCCCAGAAGAGCAGTAGAATAAGTAGAGAGAGGCCCCGCAGCGATTCCACCCATCATGAATGGGACAGATGACCCCAATCCTTGAGCCGCCAGCATTGGCAGACTATTATCATATTCATCAATAGGCATAAGCCTTTGATAGGTGGCCCTCTTCTCTTGAGGAGTCTCATATAGGAATTGGGTCGTGGGATCTGTGGCTGATTCCTTATTCAGAAGAGAAACCCCTTTAAGCATACTCTCCCCTGAACTCATATACCCTCTGGCAAACCTATTCCCTAGCTGTTCCACATATCCAGGAGCGTTCTTCTTCTGCATCTCCCTGTCGAATTCAGCAAGCGTCACCTTTCGCTGGAACTCATTCTCTTCATCTGGTCGAGCTAAGGCATCCGCCATTACGCTCTGACCTCTCGTCAATCCAGGATAGGCAGACTCAAAAGATGGAGCCCACTTCCCAGATGAATCTATATAAGGAGGAGCTACCACTGTATCGAACTGGGGTTCTATCTTGATGTCTTTCCGTTGAGGTCGAGTGAGAGCTCTCTTGATGGGCCTTTCTACTTCGATGCCCTTCTTGATATCCTCAATCAGCTCGGTGCCTATCTTCTTATAGACATCTGGGGCTTTAGGCTTCGGCGGGCGAACCGCTATCCTCTTTCCAGTGACAGGATCTTTATAGGTGATGTCTGTATCCTGATCGAACTCGATCTCGTAAGGATCAACGATAGGAATCTCTGAGGCCATTATGTTACTCCAAAAGTAACATGGATGTTACTTTAGTTACTACCTTACTATTCTTGCCGTGGCTGTTCCATCTGGGGCTATGTCCATTATTCGATATCTGATCCCACTCATATTGATGATCTCGTTAGGCTGGTATGTCCTATCAACTCTCGATGGAATCTTGATAACTGGCCTTGGAGCGCTAGTAGTGAGGCCAGCTCTGGGAAGAGGTCTTGAAGGTGTCTCAGGTTGTTGAGGTTGTCTATCTCCTTGTCTCTTTATCCCAGGACGGGGAGCTATTCCTTTCTTCAACCTTATATCATCCCATTCACTACCACCAATATTCTCGATATAGTCCGGCATCCCCTGAAGCTGCTCAAACGCCCCTCTCATCTCAGCCTTTACAGCAGCCTCTTCCTTCAGCATCTTGAGATAGTCATCAAGAACAGCCTGATCAGCCCTCAGCAAACCAAGTCCCTCCGGAGTCACGATAGTCCTTTTAGTCTTATCAAAGTATGCGCCTTGGCTCCCAGGAGCGGAAGGAATCTTCTTAGCTATCCCTTCCAGTCTAGATTCCATCGCAGAGATATTGGGCATATATCCCCTCGCCTTCTCTCTCGATTGAGCCCAGGTGTCATAGACCTTTCTGGCATCTGAGTATTGCCCCTGTGCAAACTGTCTCTCAGCTCTTAGATCAGCAGGCTTCATTCCGCCAGACTCTCTCATGACTCCTGTTTCCATCTCAGCCTTATTCGCTTGAGCTTTTAGATATCCTGATCTATTCCTCAAGATCTCTTCATTGAGATTATCTCTTCTTGATATATTACCAATGGCCTCGTCATAATCTGTGTCAGTTGGATATCTTCTCTGATATTTCCCTGCCACCTTCATAGCTTCATTGAAGATGTCCTGACGAGATTTGAGAGTAGAGTTGTGCTGAGCAAGTTCCCACCTATTCCCAAAGTCCCTCTCATCATTGAGTCTCTGCCTCTCCCTCATGTTCTGTTCCCTGGTGGCGAGCTCATTCATCTTCTGCTGATACTGAAGACCATATTGAGTTTGGATCTTCTGTAGAGCTTCCTGCCTTGGGTCTCTCAACACAATGGAGTCAGGGAGATTACGCTCATCCTGGAATACCTGCTCTCGATTGGCCATCTCCATCTCATTATTGGGAGTAGCCATCTGAGCGGTCCAACTCTGCTTAGCCTTTGCGGCCCTCTCAGGACCCATGAACTTCGAAGTGAGATTTCTGAACTCACTTCCCAGTCTCGTCCCATAGTCATCACTCGGCATACCAGAGACGGATCTCACGAAATTCATAAAGCCCTTCTTATCGAATCCCTTGGGAGTCATATTCGATGGGAACATCAATTTCTCAAACCCCTGAAGATATGTCCCCATGCTATCTGGCTCGATCTGTTCCGCCAGACTCCCATAGAGCTTCACCAACTGATTCTGCTTATCGTAGTCCTTACCTCTCTGCTCATCATTGAGTTGTCTCAAACGACCAAAAATTTCCGATGCTATATCTCCTGGCATAGTTACTCCTTAATCCATGTTGAAGTCACCAAGTGTCATTCCACTACTACCCTTACCAAACAGCCCACCTAACAAACCATCAATCTTACCTTGCACTCCTTTGTTATTAAACAAGTCCACAAGGTAGCCACCAAGCCCTGATCCCTGCTTCTGATTCGCGTCTGATCCATAAGCCCTATTCGCAGCGGCATTGCTAAGGTTCGCCTGGGTGCCATAGAGACTTGGGATACTCTGTCCAGAGGAGCCTGGAACACCCATAAGAGATTGGAGCACTCCTGACATCCCTTGTTTATTATTGAGCGATAGATTCTTTGCATTCAGTCCCTGAGCAAAAGCATTCTGCGCCAATCCTCCCCTCGATGTGAGGTAGTTGGAGCCGGTCCCGATTGTATTAAGACCCCCACTAAGCGCAGACTGGTATAGGTTTGCTAGGGAGTTGGATGTCTGACCTTGACCAGCTGCTCCCTGGAATGCAGCTTGGAGTCCCTGATTCTGCGTATTCTGTCTGCTCTGAAAGAACTGATCACTGATCTGCTTCTGTCTATCAGTGTTGGCCTTTGCCATCGAAGAGACTCTCCCTCCACCTCTCGGAGCAAACCTGGCTATATTCTCATTCGCAGACTGATACCCCTGATTGATATTGCCAATCTCTGGAGCTATATTCTCAAAAGTCCTCTGCGCCGATGGAAGGAATCTATCTATCGCCCTCTGTCCACTATCCATAAAGCTGCGATAGAAGTTCTGAACATCACCAAGTCCTCTTCCTGCCGCGTCGAGATATCCAAGAGAAGAGTTCATCAGGTTCTGCCCCTGGCCATAGAGTTGGTTCTCTCTCCCAAGAGCATCACCCATCAGCTCATCATATCGGCCAATCATCTGGTCTCCCAGCTTATCGGCATCTTGAGATGAGCTCATATAAGCGGAGAGGAGGGGATTGAGATTTCTAGATAGGGCATCAACAGAGTAGTTACTCACATCCAGTTGATTCTGGAGGAATGGCCTCTGCATATCTAATAGCTGTCTCTGTAGAGCCATTTGCTGATCAGCCTGTTTACGCTGCTCCTTAGCTGCTCCCTTCCCTTGCACCCCCTGTACTGCGCTGGTGCCTAGCCCTATGGCCATCGGTATAGCTGCCGCCATAAGTTCTCTCCTTTCAACGACTTACGAGCCATTGCTGCTGTTAAGTAATTTTATAAAACTCTCGCCAGTGTAAAATTTTGTCCAAAATTTTCTCTCACTCTGAACGAAACCTCTCTTCTTGCATATCTTCTCCGCTGCCGGATTTGTTGGTTCAACATAAGTATGAATAGGAACATTCTTCAATACAGATGCCTCATCCAACTTCAACTCCAGCATATCCATCATCTTCTCTTTTAAACCTTTGCCCTGGACATCCTTCTGTAGCCAGATCGGTTCACAATGGATCAACATCTGCGCCACTACAATCCCCACAATCTTTCCAATCTCAGTATCAATCGCAGCGACAACCCAACTGAACTCTGGGGATGGAGCGTCAATTCCTTCTCTCTGGCAGAACTCCTCCAAGAGATAATATTGTTCTGGGTCTAACATCCTGATAATTATATTATTCATGTTTACCCCAGTGAGTGTTTTAACACTTCGTATGTCTCACTAACTACGAATTGATTAGCCCCGGTTCCGGCGATCTGTGCAGTTAGATAGAGGGTATTATCCACAGTAAAGTCTGCTACTATCTCTCCTCTATCAACCCTCGGAAATATTGCTCCATTATTAAAGTTGAATTGTCCACCTATGCCCATAAAGTCTGGATTATCGGCATCATGTGTCAACACATATTCCATGTACCAAGGAACAAGAGCTACTCCAGGCGCAAACGTAACAGGATTCATCCATTCAGGACTAGCTAATCCGGTGCTGCCAAATCTACCTCTCCAAGTAACAGAAGTAACAACTCCAGTATCAGAGAGAATAAATCCTCCAGCTTGGACACGAAGATGATCTCCCCGTTTCAGAAAGTTAGCTGGAATAGAAGTCTGTCTCAAAATCGTCTCTGTATTTACCGTTATCGAAGTTTCGCCAGAAGATAAATCTAGAGGCAGTGTATATGCATTCCTGATTGGGCTAGCATAGCTAATTATAACTCCATCCTTACTAATACGAATGAATCCATCACCTGCTCCCGCTTGGCCAGGAAGGTTTAGTACTCCCTGTACTGGTCTTTCTTTCTTGGCCAACTCAGTCACATCATTAGCGACAGCTCTCACCCTACCAATCTCATCAGTGAGATAGTTCACCCTATCCGCCAGATCTTGAATAACTCTTGTTACTCTGGGATCTGTATTTGGCAGAGTCGGAATAACATATCTATTTGAAGTGTTGCTTCTTGGCACTAAATTGTATTAGCTAAGATCGCTGCCTGTTCTCCACCTACTGCGCCAACCAGATAAATATCGGCGAGTGAAAGTTGATTGCCTGTTGGGGTTCGCATCACACAGCGACTTCTAGAACCTGTTGCATCGTCTGTCAATCCTTGAAAGAAGAACCCTGCGTCAGTTGCAAGACTCACTATCCCTGGCTTGTAGACCAGAAAGAATTGATCTGTAAGTCCTACTACCTGAATCTGCACTTCACACACCCTATTAGTAAAGAGGGGAGTGAGTTGACCTGGAGTCGCAGCGTCAATCAAAGCTCTAAGTGATTGAGCTGTAGTTGAAAGTGTTACCGTTGCCGCTATCATATTTCTCCTTTAATACCAATCATCGAATCTATATCCCACACCACCTCCACCTGATGGAGGGGCAATTGCAGCTTCAAAAACTATCATCCCTCCAGATGAAGGACCCTCAGTCATAGTCATTATCTTATTTCCAGTAGCTCCAGCCGTGGCCATTATTCCAGTAGCCGCATAGAGTATGCTCAATGCAGAATCAAATCTCTCATCAAATGTAGGTGGCGCGCCTGGAGGAGTGACAGCTCCTAGGAAGTTACTCGACTGAGCGAATAACAAAACAAACGATTCATTATTGATAGTTGTTACACTATCTATATCAACTACCTCAGTCGCTGAAATGATTCCACTTATAGCTCCCAACCCAGAAGACCCTCTCACAACTACCATAAAGACTGTCGTGTTGGCTTCTGTGTGTACTACCTCATAATCTCCAACCTCGGAAGCAGCCTCTTTAGTAACAGCATGGACAGCAAGATCATCTCCTAACAATATCAGAGGATACACACCTCCCACAGAGTTAAACCCAGTAGGGAAGGTGGGAGTTGGAGCGGCGGGAGAGTTACTAAATATAACAAAGATCATCCCCAACTGATCGCCATCTTGAATATTGATGGGAGCAGGTATTAGAGTATTGGTTCTAGTAGCATAGTTGACTGTGCTCTGGGATATGAACTCTGTGGCCATTAGATTCTTGCTCCACCATTACTCCTAGATATATCTCCAAAAGGCTTTATTGTAGCATACGCCTCAACCCTTCCCCAATTACCCGCCTTAGTCTCCAGATCTACAATCCATAATCCAAAAGGCTGAGATGAGGTAAATCGAAACTTGTGGTACTTCGCCTTAATGGCCAGAAGTGGTAGATAGGTTCTAACTCTCTCACCACTTCCATTAGTGATAGTATATGTATTACTAACTCCATCAGTCGTGACAGTCATCGTTATATCAGTAGTAGAACGATGAGCTATCATCATCTCCCGGATATGTGAGAAGAAGGGCAGATCCAAATTCGTCACCTGAGTCTCCCATACAGCGGCCATCTCAGGTTCAGGCTCGAAGATCCATTCCACTCCCATGAATCTCCAGGAATCCGAATCGGTCCCTAGAAGTCTCATCTCATGGCAGACGACTGGAGTGTTGAGCCAGAATGTTTGGACCTGTTCTCCATTAGCGGTGAAAGTGAAACTCTCAACAAAGACCCCACCATCTATCTCCACCTGGAACGACTTAGCTAATCCGGCAGTATCCCCCCTAAGACGGAATCCTTGCAGCCACTTCGTACCAGTATACCCACCCGCATCCCAATCTGAGGCTCTATTGATAGTCTCTTCAGGCTTGATGAGAGCTGAGGGTTCCCAAGCATATACCTTTGGAATTCCTGTTGATCCATCAGTCCAGGCCAGATCCAGTGCTGCCCCTCGTACAACTCTTCCAGCTCCGTTATTGATATCTCTGACAAACTGATCCCTCCCATTTCCAGTTATATTACTCAGTACGTCATTAGAGGTATTATTATCATACCTCAAAGTAGGAGTGATGGTAGCATTCGCAGGATCAACATCCACCATCGTATCCCCAACCTGCTTAGTGGCTCTCAGAGAATCCCATATCTCTTCTCGATCCCACACTCTGCAACTGATTGGAGTTCCTGCATCGGTGAGAGCTGAGGTTGATCTCTGAAGAACCCTCCCACTCTCAGTCCCCACCAGGACAATATCTTGAGTAGTTGACTGAATCTCTCTCGATGACCTGATGATTGCGTCTCCTATGATGGTGTCGAAGGTCCATCCACCAGTGAGGAAAGACATATACCCAACATACCTAACGCCATCTATTCCCAGGAAGTGGAGATAGAGCCCATCATAGGAATAGATCAGGGAGATCTCATCAGGCTGGGTGAGGTCGAGTGGAGAAACTGGAACCTGGAATGAGGTATTGACTCCATCTCTTCTGAATAAGGGAGCAAGGCTCTCATCAGTCAAACTCTCTATCGCATCTCCTCTCGATCTATAAACTCCATCATAAGAGACGAAGTAGATCGCATCCCCAACAGCAAGCCCCCACCTTGAGCAAAGCCCTTTCCCTATTGCTGTTTCCTGTGGGTAGAAGTCCGATCCCCCTCCAGTCTGTCCTCCAGTGAATGATGGCAAGATTCTCCAAGCTCTCTTATCGGAGAAGCAGTAGACGATTCCATCAAGGACACATCCATTCATGAGGGTCTCTGAGGGGTTACAGAGTTCGAGGGAGTTCACATCAGAGGTTGACTCAATATCATTCCCATTAGTCCAGTATATATATCCAGGATTTCGAGGATCTCCTACAGCGAAGATGAACTCCCCAGTGGCTCCAGCATAAGGACCAAAGACTGCAAGATAAGTCTGCCCATCCAGTATCGGCTCTGGAACATAGAAGGGAACATTGGTTTGCGCTCCAGCAGACTCATTCAGCGTTAGAAAATCAGTCGATGCTGGATTGGTATAGATACTATAAACCCTATCTCCGATGATTATCTGTGTCCCACGAATCCATCTAGTATCGAATACATCTCCACTCTGGCGAAGAACGCTGGTCCCCGCTGTGTTGCAGACTCCTTGGAGAGGGAAATCTGAAGAGATCCAAGGCTTGAATCTATCCACCTCGATGGTTGGGTTACGAATAGCTATAGAGTCAGGCAAGATATCAAAGACGCTGGCCTGTGAAGATGGAATCGTAGCTGTTAGTTGAGGTGTAGTTAGAACACCTCCCTGTCGGAATATATCTATAACATCAGCTTGTGGATCAGGATAGGGTGGAATGGTCAACTCAACCAATCCCCTATATATGTCAGTTGTATAACGAGTAGGAGGAGATGGGTTAGATCTAGCTCCAGTCAGAGTATTTCTAGCTCTGTAAGTATAAGTATAAGGGGGAATATCTTTGGAGTTAGGCCCATAGGTTCCTCTGATGTAGAGGCTACCAAATGAGATACTTGTAGTAGTAGTAGCATTGACAGTTACTCTAACAGCCTGAACATTCGACCAATCAAATATACCAGTTCCCACTCTTTGGAATTGGCCTATTGGAACAAAGATCTCAGCCCATTGACCAGTACCGGAGTTGTTGGTCACAGATACAGTTCCAGATCCACTACCCACAACTAGTCCAGTGCTAGCATCAATGTTGACAGTATCAAGAAATTGTCTAGCTATATCTCCTATAGCTTCGTAATCCTGTGGAGGATATATTTTCTCAGCTCTTAATAGTTCATCTTGAACAAATTTATCCAACTGATCTATCGTAACTTGGTTCTGTTGAGACATGATCGCCACTTGGTTCTGGATGTATGACCCAAACAGATCAGGTGGACGAATAGCTAGAAAATAATAGTTCTGGGTAAATGTTCCATCATTTACATCGAACTGAACTTGTATCTCAGATACTGCCCCATAATTAGCATTGATAGATATATGAAATATATCATCCGCCTGAAAGGATCTTATTTCGTTGATTCCTCCTTGAGGTACTTCTGTTACAGCTAAATTGAAATCGCTTCTAGTGGCTGTAGCAGTCTGAAGACCAGCCGTAATGCCTGTCCAGTCCCATACGCCGGAAGTGGCATAGGTAGTAAGAGGGGCGCTTCCGACAATCCAAGTAGTATCTATATAAGCCCTGAAGCAGTACACTCCAGTCACAGGCATACCCACTATAGCCGTAAATGGAAGATCACACCTAAAGGATGGAATACCATCTTGATCTCTAGTAACTGAAAGGACTCTAGTAGTTTGTCCATTAACATTAACCAGACAGTTCCTCTTCAATCCCTCAGTGGGAGATTGCAGAGTTATACTGCATGGTCCCGTAGATCCAGTATCATAAGCTATAGCAGTTATAGCAGTATTAGCTATAGGGAAGATAACTTCCTCTACAATAGTGCGGCCAAAGTAGACTTGACTTGCGGGAGGCCCACCAAATCTAAAGACAAAATCAATGAACATCCCCGGCTGCAACTGATCAGTCCAGGGAGGGAAGACTTGAGAGGTCAAAGTGATAGAGGCCATGCCTGGAGGAGTATTGATTCCTCCATTATCATAGAACGCAGTCAGTGGAAATATGTTGGAAGTTCTGGACGATGTGCCTATTGCTCCAGAACTTGGAGTATAGGTTGTTGTCCCCTCAAAAACGACAGCTCCAGGCGGAAAATAAAGATGAGAGGCTATTTTGTAGTTAGCCCCAAGAAAATTAGCCTCCAAAGGTTGTATAGGAGCAGATAGGCCCCACTCAGTACGAGCGCCAACTGTATCGAACTTCCCATTCCTAAGATCACTACCTATAAATAGGTATGGCTCTGTTGATCTATCAGGTCTAGATATGACAGAGCTGTACTCCTTGCCCCCATAGCCAGAGTCGGCTATTGATGCGCTGTTATGAGCGGCATTATCTACATAAACATTTCCATTAGTCGTACCAACAAACCTTCTAAAGGTTCCGCTGTTGTTATTATTGAGTCTAGTAATGTGATAGATAGACTCATCAACATCGAATAACTGTTCCGTTCCTGGTCTCTGTCTCCACTCCCCGATGAGGTAGCTTCTCATGTTTTCGAGATACTGGAACCATTCCTGAGTCAGCCTATCTCCTGGAAGTGTGACGTTCATCCCTCTTTTGGTGAGGATTTGGGGTTTTCCATTGTACTCAGCCATTTAAGCCTCCACCTGTTGGCGATCTTCGCTAGACGCCTGAACACCTGATGCTTTCCGAATGGGCCTATACCAGCGCTCTTGGAGAGAGGGGAGTTGAGTGGCTTGATAAAGATAGCTCTGAGAGGCCAACTGTAGGCGATATTCTTGAGCCATCTGCTTAGCCGATGCGTATCTAGCCATACTCACCTCGAACTCTTGCCCTTGACTTTTCACCAGAGCTACATGTTGGGCATAATCATAGATGGCAGGCATTGATTCTCTTCCGACCTGAATGAAGTCGGCATCGGAGGTAGGGAGAATGGCTTTTCTCACACTCTCAAATGTCAGCGTGTACTGCTTGTCTGGAACAGGTCTCACGGCGATGGTGTTCCAATTCAATTGAGCCACACTCTTGGGAGCTCCAGGTGTTCCTCTTCTCCACTCTGGTCTAACTTGATCGAACTGTGCTACTGATGTGACTGGTGTTCTTCTCCCATCATCCACCCACATAATGGAGAGGTAGTTGGCCATTGCTTCCAGTCCATCCATATATCTTTGCTCACAATATTGAGCCATCGCCGGACATCTAGCGAGACCATCACCGGAGAAGAGATCTATGAGGCTTCGATATTTTAGGATCACGGAAGCGTCATCTGGTACAAGAAGAACAGTGGAGGTGTTGACTGGATCAAGTGTCGCTCCTGTCAAGATCCCCTGAATATTCAAGGTCGAACTCACTGAAGGTTTCGGCCAGAGATCCAGCGTTAGTTGGGGAGAGTAAGAGATGGCATAGGCTTTTGGTCTTCCTCCACCTGGAACGATTGCGGATCTGGTGGTCGTCTGAAGTTGAACCTGGTCAACAACCCACATAGGCAGAGGCCCATTCGATCCCTGCTCATTGATATCAGCTCTTAATATCCTGATGTGGTTAGAGGGGAGAGTGACTCTTGATTGGGTGGTAATGAGGTCATACCCACTAGCGATGCAGGCTGTGAGTTTGAGGAACTCGTCTCTTGACTCTTGAACAGTTTGAGTAATCTCATTGAGGGAGAACATCTCGGTCCCAACCCAACCTCCAGGCCAGTTAGAGATCTGCGGCTCCATCAGAGCATAATTCATGTCATTGATCAGCTCTCGATCAGTGACTGTGAGTCCTTGAAGAAGTGTTGTGCCAGTTCCGTCAAAAAGATCTGTCTCTACATGATAGAAAGACTGCCCAGCGATAGTCTTTAACTGAGCAGTCTCTCGAAAGTATTGAGCCGACAATCCCCAGAAACGCAGAGCTTCTATAATGTACCGACCAAGTTCCTGATCGGTCCAGAAAACTTTGTTGGGATCACCCAACTCGTTCGCCAAACGTTGCTTGGCCTCTGAGAATGTAACGGAATTGTAGGCCATGATTTATCATTCTAGAAATTAAACCCTAAACCCGATTGAAAAGTCCTCTCAGCAGGAGCAAGGAACTCACCAGTTCTTTTGAATCCAACAGCGACAGGACGAAAATAGATCTTCCCGAAGTTGAGATCAGCTCCTAGAAGTATCTCTCGTGAGAAGGTTGTCCTGGTCGAGGTCTCACCAATCTTGATCCTATCCACACCCGCGTTGAATCTGGCGAATGGTTCAAAGACGCTCTTGTGATAAGAGATCTGACCAGCCAGGAAATAGGTGTCAGTATCCGTGCTGAAGTTTCGGCGATAGTTGATGCCACTGGAGAACCTAAAATCACCTGCTTTGGCAATAGTTCCCATCAACTCCGCTGAAATGTTGGGATTGTAGTTCGTGGCTTCAGCCCCAAAGCTGTCAGGGAATAGACTTCGGATCTCGCTAGCCGTGGCGAACACTCCTACCTTGAATTTCTGCTCTTGTGCAAAGACCGCTGTCGATGCCAGGGCCATAACCAAAAATATAAATACTCTCTTCATGTTACTCCTTCTCGTTACTGGTTGTTATTTTAGTCTTCCTATTATTCCACCAGTTTTTAGCTATTCCTTCTAGGTATAAAACTGCCTTCTTAAGTAAATAAACAGCAAGCCATCCAGCCATCGGGATCATGATCGCATTTAATATGTCAGATCCCATAATAGCCAACATTGCACTTACACCTCCCCATGCTGTCGTGTCTTTATTATGTTCCATCATTGACCTTACACTCATGTCCACCCTTTCAGGGGGAAGTTATGTTCTTTGCGTAACCTTAATTACAGAGTTAGTCTTAGTTATATCATTATCTACTGGTCCTGGAGGACCTGCCGATTCTGCGGACAGCAATAGTATAACCGGAAGAGTATCCAAATTAGATACAGTCAGTGTAACATTTAGTCCTCTAATTAGGGCATTTCCACCAAGACTTGGGGTGCCATCTACAAAAAGTTCACCTAACATGATAGTACCACTTATGATTACAGAAGTAGCTGAAATTCTTATTATATTACCATAAAGGGACCATTGATTTGCTGCTCCTACTCCATCAAAATCAAAAAGGCTACTATCATATATAGTCTGACCATCAATTGTAAGCACTATTCGTTTTTGATTGTCGTTAGTGGCAAACCGCCCACCATATGCAAACTCTATAAAATCATTATTAGCCGCAAGAGTATCAGCAACAATGGTGAATGAATTAAGAGCGTCAAGCCCACCTGTAACATTCCCAACAACATTGCTAGTGACATCTAAAGCATAAGCATAACCTGGAATTATGACTCTGCCTGTTCCCTTGCCAGCGACTCTAAGATTGACATTAGGATCATCACCACTAGCGCTTATAGATGGAGTTCCACCTGTAATAGCGTTAGTTACAGTAACATCATTAACCGCAGATCCAGTAGCTGGAGTTCTTACTATCTCATTTCCATTCGTGTCGAGAATAGCTGTTCCCACTCTTGGACTTGTGAGAGTTTTATTTGTGAGAGTCTCTGTTCCAGCTAAAGTCGCTAGAGTTCCCGTAACTGGAAGGGTGACATTCGTTCCGGCTGTAGTAGTCAATGTGAGGGCATTGTTTCCAGCGGTCGTGAATGAGTTGGCGGTTGTTAGATTGCCATTTAGACTGATAGTTCTATTAACATTATTCAGTGTGAATGTGAGTGTTCTCCCCGCAGTCAGGTTCTCAGTATTGGCAAAAGTGAGATCGAAGGCTCCAGTTCCAGTTGATCTTATCCCAAGGGAAGTGATGGCAATATGAGTTCCACCTGTTATGGCAGGAGTCGTGAGAGCAGGAGACACATTGAAGACCAACACTCCAGTCCCAGTCTCATTTGTTATGACTGCCGCCAGTTGTGCTGAGGTCGTGGCAGAGAAGAAACTCAAGTTATTCCCACTCGTAGCAACAGTCGAGCCTATGTCAAAGACCGAGTTCCCACCTTGCCCATCCCCATTAACGATGACTATTCTATTAGCGGTTCCAGTGAGGGTTCGAGTGACTGCGGTGTTGACAGCGGTTCTAACAAGATATCCATTCGTTCCAGGATCAACTATTCCCTCACCAGAGAGAACAGCTTCCAGAGCGAAGATCGTAAATGGAGTCTCGATGCCAGCCCCACTGAACTGAACATCATATCTGCCGACATCAGTCCAGAATCCCCAGAATCCATCATCATCAGCTATAAAGGGATTGGCTAGAGGAACACCACCCTCTGTTGAGAAGATAGTAGCCAGGACAACAGTTCCAGCATTGAAGACTGTAACTGTTGCGCCTGGGAATGATTTTTGAACGAGGGTGGTTGAGTCACGGCCATCTGTTGTGACTTCATTACCACCCTGTTCTACCCATCCTGAAATCCTACCTCTAGCCATCGTCTACCTCTTAGCCACCAACTGATTCACCCCAGGGCGAGCTGAATGGAGAGCTGATCTTTCCACCACCTGTCGAACCAGTCCCACTCGATTGTCCAGTCACACCTGGAAGAGTTGGAGCAGTGTCCATTGGCGTAACCACTCTCGCCTGAGCTCCACCTAGATTCCCAAAGCCCTGTTGAGGAGCTCCAGGAAGACTATCTCTCGTGGTGATGGGAAGAGGACTCGATGATTGGCTATAGGACCCAAAGGGACCATTAGGCTCACCACCCTTCTGCCCACTTCCACTATTTGCTGTTATGTCATGTTTGCAGAGTTGCAATGGAGAGGCTATCTGACCATGCATATTACCAGTGCCTCCACCAGGTCCCGCTCCATATGCGTATTCATTTCCTTTAGGCATTTTGTTACTCCTTATGTTACTTTTGTTACTCTTACCATCCTTGTGGGAAGGCGTGTCGTTGTAGGAAGTTACTATCAACTGGCCATCCCGATCCGGGTCTTCTTGGTCTCAATCTCGCCTGGATCAAGATGTTCTCATCTTTTCTCATTGCCTGATCGAGTTCGCCTAGTGGTCTTCCAGGTTGGCCTTCAGTGGAATACTTGTTCCTGACATAGTTTTTAGCGCTGGCGTAGCTTTGTCTCTTTCGTGGATCAGAATCATTCACCTCTCCCCACTCATAGGCGAGGAGTCTTGCTCTTAGAAGGAGAAGTTTTTCAGGGATCTGAGGAGGTAAACTGTCGCTATCAGCGGAGAAGGGCATCCCCAACTTCCAGAAAGTAACGACATATGCTCTCTCAATAGTTGGACCCGGCCACAACTCATAGACAGGTAGGCCAGTCAGAGAGTCGAAGTGGTGCAGGTATAACTCATATGGCTCAGTGACAGAAGATCTTTGAGGGTCCTTTCTGTCAAGATCATCAATCGAATAAACCTCATACCCAAACTCATATCCAGTGATGGGGTCCGTCAGATGATCGAGTCGCTGGAAGTCTATAGTGAGAGGAGAGTAGTAGACCCTATAGAGCAGGGCATTAGCGTTGAGGTTCGTCTGCTCGTTGAAGTTTCTGGCAAGAGTGATTGTTGATCCCCAAGTCACGGTCGCTGCTACCACACTAGTAGAGGCATTCACAGCCAACTGAACTTGAGTAGGACTCACATAGGCAAGAATAGTGGTGTTGAGATCAGAGCCCCCCGGTCCTGCTCCCGCCACCACTATCAGCCTATTTACGTGAGATGGATCGAAGGGGCCACTCAAGATGATTAGATCATCCGTCCCTAAGTTAATGGTCCCTCCACCCACTTGCTGGACATCAGTGGCTGCTATTTCGTATATAGGTCCACCACTTAGTCCAAACCTGAGTTGACGTTGTGTTATAGGAGGATTATTCAAGTTAGCAATTGATACGATAACACTATGATTTAATGTTACTACGTTACTAAATTGAGTAACTCCTATGTTAGTCAGGTTAATACTTCCTGGAGCAAGCCAATACTCCGTGCCTAAGAGGAAAGACCAACTATCATTGGCCTCTCTTATGTCACGCCAAGCGTCATTGATGAAGTCTTCTGCCTGCTCTGGCGCAAGAGAAGAAACCCATTGACGGAGTTTATTGGTGTAGATCAGGAAGTTGGACATCCATTAACCCATTCCATAGAACATAATTCTATAGATGTTACCTGAAAGATCTTGAGCAGTAGTAACTTCACTAAGCAATGTATCGACAGCAAGACCTGTTTCGAATGCTTGAAGATTACCATTAGCTAAGTTGAATACTGGAACCGCATAAGCAGTAGTTGATCCTCCACCTGACCCACGAACTCCTAGACATTGACATCCTAGAACAGTTAGCAGTCCAACATCATCTGGATTCAATAGCTCACCCGTGGTTAGATATGAATTATCAAACTGGACATCATAAGTACGGCCACGCAGTCTCCCAGCTTCCCATTCAGATCCTTTTACTGGCGTAAATGTAAGTGGCATTTTGTTACTCCTTACCCAATGTTAGGAACAAATCCATTGAGATCCATAAGAACTCTATTAGTGACAGAGGCCGTATTGGTAGTCTCATACCCACGACCAACTATGGCCTTCAAAAGATTAGCTCCATCCGCTGGAATGGCCTGACCATCTGCAAAGGTGTTAACGGTGACTGCTGTCAACAAAGGAGTATTGGCGGCAGTGGCTTGGATAATAAGTTGACCAGGATTCGCTGAAGGAGCTGCCCCAAACAATATACTAGCTAAACCTGCGACCTGTATATAAGTAAACTTTCCAGCAGCGGCAACTGTTTCAGTAAACAGACATACACCTGCTCGAAAGTTGCCTACCGATGAAGCAACTGTAGTAACCTCAAAGTTCGGAACACCATTAAGTGCGAGAGTATTCCAAAACACTAGAGATCCTCTAGCCGGAGTAGTAACGCCTGGAGCCCACTTCACCAACTGATACACTCCCTCAAAAAGAGGAACTGTCAATCCAGTGATTGGAGATTTGAAGGAATCCTGAAGGGCAGTCTTATTGGAGTGAACAACTGTCTGACCAATCTGACCAGGGAATCTAGCTCCTACACCAGGAGCGACATCTTCTCCACCAATCTGGAGAAAGGAACCAGAGTTAATCCCACCCGGTGGAATCCAAGGGTTGTTAGTACTTCTACGAAACATAACTTATTTGACCTTCCGTATAGATGAAAGTTATAGGGAGAGCCCCGCAGTGATACGGTTGCAGGAATCCTAAGACGACTGCTCTCCCTCTGGTACTCGGATTAGGAGTTGAATCCGTAGCCGTGAATATTGAGACGATTCGCAGCAGGATTTTCGAGGTTGATAGCAGCCAAGGACTGACCTGAGACTCTAGTATTATCCTGTCCAGGCTTAAAACCTGTCCACCCAAACTGGAACTCTTCATCATCCGAGACCCTCAAGATCCAGGTATCGGTATTCAACATGAATAGGACCTCAGCGACTGTGAGAGTTGTGCCAGCAGTTGGAAAAGTCCCAATATTGGCAGCAGCAGGAGGAACATAAGCAATAGTGCCTGTGGTCCAGTTCCCCAGGATCGGGTTACTCCCACCACTTCCACCAGCGGACGGAGCAGCAGAAGGAGCATAGTCATCCTTCGTGATTCTCATCGAGTTCAGAAGGACACCCTCAAACCCATACCGGGGATCTCTCTCCTGTTGGAATCTCTGCTGAACCTGGAGGGTGTTCTTGATGAGAGTCATACCCCTCTTCGATGTCACACCCAGATCTGGCGAGAGGTTCCCCTGAGAAGCGATCTGGTACATATCTTCCATCTTCTCGTAAGTGATCTTCCCAGCAGATCCATTCGAGTTACCCAGCCAATAAGGTGAGCTATTCAAGGCTGCTTCTACTGCGCCATTTCTCGCCTGAGATCCATAGGTGTTGAAGATGTTCCCATCCCAGCTTGGCAGGAAACCATCATTCAGCGCCTCTGAGAGACCATTGATGTTGAGAGATCTGTCATCCAGAACACCCGCACCCGCAGCCTGGCCATGTCTCCAAGCGTCAATAGCGATAATCGTGGAGAGGGTCATCATGGCGGTCTTCATATCGCCATCCAATAGGGAGAACACCGCATTGGTTCCTCTGTTACGAACCTGGATCTCTTCCTTATATTCTGTGACGTTCACTTCATAATACTTTTCACGGAACTGGAGAGCAGCCATCGTATCCACTTTGTCGATGTTGAAGGCTTGTCCTGGAGCGTAAGGACCACCAATCAGAGGTCTGAACAGAAAGGCATACTGCATGTAGGTCATACCTGAGAATGTGATCAGAGCCTTATCACGAAGGTATGAGAAGAAGGGAATTGCTCTGAAGAAGGTATCTGTGATTTGTTTCGGCCAGATTTCCTCCTTTGTTACTGCGGTCAAAGCGGTCACGATCGGATCGGGCACTTTAGTACTCCTTTGTTATTATGTTACTCGCTGGAGTACATAGCCTCCCGCGAAGCTAGATTAGGCAGACCCATACTTCTTAAAGAGCTCTTGGCCCCTATTGGAAGTGGGATTACCTACTTGGTCGAAGTTGTCCAGATACATCCTGGAGGCTGACGCGATTCGATCCCTTGATGCTTGAAGTTCTGGTCTTTTCTCAGGAGGGACGTACTCATCAGCTTTAGGCGCTGGGTTGTCGTTAGCGTGATTCTGTGAATGGGCAGTGGCTCTTGAGTGAGTGTATTGCTCCATCAATGGAGTCTGTCTGCCAAAAGTTGGAGAAGGTGTTCCAGTGATTCTGGAAGGATCAAGAGCCATTTCCTGCATCAGCTCTGATCTCATCTGCTCCTTCATCGAGGCATACTCAGCCTCTCTCTTCTTGGTCTGCATCTCAGCCTGGCGATTCTCTACCGCATACTTCACTCGCCAATGCTGTTCTGGATCTTCACCTGTCGTTAGGTAGTGAGTGACAAGATCGTCATCCAATGGCTCTCCGAAGAGACGCATATGCTGGGCGTTTATCTTGTTGACCTTTCCCTGGAGGATTGTGAGATCCCGGATATAGGAAGCAGCCTCTTCCCTCGATAGACCATTCATCTGTTGTGTCTGTTGAGGCTGGAACGTCTGTCTGGATTGGGCAGGAGCAGCGCCAATCGGAGGAAGATTCACCTCTTCATAGATCTTGTAATCTCTCAAAGCCTGTTCCGCCGCTGCCAGTCTTGCTGTGAGTTCAGGCATTCTCCCCAACTCACCTTCTGCTCTCTGCTGCCATTGACTTAATCTTTCTCGCTCAGCCTGGACTTTCTGTCTTTCCTGCTCTACCCACTGTTCATATTGGCGTTTCTCATTAGCCAATTGTTGGGTCTTCTTGGTGTAGTCGGCTCCTCTGAGAAGTTCGGCTCCAAAGCCATTCTCAAGGTCCCGTACATAGGTATCTCTCATGTCTTTCGGTATCCGACCCTTTGCAATCAGGTCATCAACCGTTCTTTCAATCGCTTCATTAGGCATTTGTAGACTCCTTTGGACTCTCCATAAGATTGGTCTTGAAAACTAGCTAGGCTCTCTCGACTTCCGATAGGAGTTGGTTTCTAAGGTTGGTAACTACACAACGCGCTCGCTCCGCACAGCCACCCTCTTAATGGATGGCGTAGCTTTGCTACATCATCATGTCGGCTCCAGGCATCGAACTACTTTGAGGTGTAGTCGAGACGAGAGCCTGCTGTCTCCATTGGTCGAGAATTTCCATCATCTGAGAGGCCATCTGCTCAGTCCCTGGAAAGGTCCTAGCGACATCCGATATGAGTTGTGCAAGCATATCGAACTGTCCCATAGCCTGTTGAAGTGGATCTATTCCCCCCATTGGTGAGGCTCCACCACCTACTCCGAATAGCGAGGCAAGATCACCACTTGGGCCAGGACCAGTTGGACTTGCGCCCATTCCAGATCCCATTCCCATAGGAGGATTCATTCCCGCTGGTGGATATGCTCCACCTGGAGGACCTCCCGGCATTGGTGTGGCTACTTGATCTGAGCTTCCAGGTATTAGTGGTAGTACTGGCATTCATTAGTCCTTGTAATGGATCAACTCAGGGAAGGGGCCTTTAGATAGACCCCAAACCCCTAGCTGATTGAGAAGTAAGGAAATAGGAATCAGTCTTCCTCAAGGAGGGATATACTATTAAAGAATTAGTAGGTCAAATCGTGGCTTAGTGAAGTCTAATGTATAATATTCTTGTAAAGTCAAGGGGTTAGTATTATTCTGCCAATGTTGTAACGTTGACTCCCCCACACCTCACCGTCGCAGTATAAAAGGGGGAGGTGTGCGTTTAGGAGGAGCGATCCTCCTATTTTTGTGTCTAGATATAAGTTTGGATTTGGGGATAGGACATGGGCTGTTTCATGTCCTATTTATTTGGCAATAAAAAAGGGGGCCAGCAAATTGACCCCCTAGTGATTAAACAAATGTCGGGGATACCACTCCCCGCCTGTCTTACTTTATAGCAGGATGGGCGGGGATGGTCAATATATCAACTAGACACTCTCATAATTTATTGATAGTATTACCTCCTGATTGATCGACTTTTAACCCCACATTGAGTTTGTAAGTTGTTCATTCTAGCCGACTTAGCTCAGTTGGTAGAGCGACTGATTCGTAATCAGGTGGTGGCCAGGAGCCACCATTAAGACGAATAGATAGAACAATTTACACCTCACATGTGCCAGTAAAAGTCAAGTTTTACCGTCTGATTGTAGCTCCCCACAACTAGGGCTACATCGGATGATTTCTGACATAGGAGGTAGTTTATGGACAATCACTTTGAGAGATTTATTAGAGAGAGAATATACGAAAAGAACATAACTAAGAAGACAGAGGAGGCTCATCGACAGGCATATACCTCTTTCAGAAAGACCTGTCAACTGGAAAGTGTGCAAGAGCTGGATAAAGCCGCTATCATTGATTGGCTTGAGGCTCTACACAAAACTTCAATTAGACCAACCTCTATCAACTGCTACGCGAGATCCCTCAATGCATTCTTCAGGTGGCTCATGGAGAATGGCTATATCACAGAGAAATTGAAGATCAAAAAGTTGGCTACTCCAATTGAGGTGGTGAAGACTCTTCCAGAGGAGAACCTTAAAGCGCTGTTGAGTTACAAGCCAACTTTCTTTGGGGAGAAGAGAGTTCAGGCCATTGTTCTCACTCTTCTTGATACTGGGATAAGAATCAATGAGGCATTTGGATTGAAGACTGGTGATCTTGATCTTGATAACGAGAGATTCAAAATCTACGGAAAGGGAAGGAAAGAGAGGATAGTGCCATTCTCACCTGAACTCCGTCGAATATTGATGCGCTTCCTGGATTCAAAGGAACTAAGCAAGTTGCCAAATGATAGATATGTCTTTTGCACTCGAATGGGAAGAAAACTTCTATATGATAATCTGAGAAAAGACTATGCCAACCTCTGCTCTTCTTTGGGCATTAAAAAGATGGGCGGATTCCATCGTCTACGTCACACATTTGCCACCAACTTCTTGAAGGGTGGAGGGAATGTGCTCTTCCTGAAAAATATCCTAGGCCATACAGAGTTGAGAACCACTCAGATCTATGTCCATCCAGATTCGGATGACCTTAAAGAGGCCCATTCTCGCAGTTCGATTTTCGCAAAATTCAAAAAGTGAGTTGACAGACATTAGTGCAGTCGATAAACTCATTCCTGGAACATTAGAGAGTATGACTTGATAATAGGGATCTGGGGGACTTCAACCCCAGGTAAGTCTTATACTTAGATTCCTATAGCAGAATACGAGGTAGGGGAGGTCAGGTTAATCGGGCGATTTACTGATCTCCCTTTTTACATGATATGCAAACAACTAATTGGTCGGATATGTATTTGGAAGAGCTCAACCGAGCTATTAAATCATCTCCAATGGGTCAAGTAATTGGAGGAGGATTGGGGAGTAAACAAATGACGGCATACGAGAAGCAAACAATCACATCAGTCAAAGATATTCAATATGGATCTGGAGCGACCATTGATCAGCTCACGATGGCTTATGGATACTTTGGAGCAGTGGTCAAGTTCATCCAGGATGCAGGCTATGAGGTTCCCACTGAACTAACCACAGCTAGAGATGCGTCGAAAAGGGATCTGGATCAGAAATTAAATGAGTCCAGAAAGAACGAAATCATATCCATCAAGGCTGAACTTAATAAACTGAAATCTGCCGAAGAAAAAAGGACAGAACTGTTAGATAAGTTGGCTAAGTTAGAGATTTCGGTGAACTAAATGATAATAGCCAATTTTGATGGCAAATATGGACGTGAGGGAGAAATTTGGGTCACAAAAGAACATTGTGATAAATGCAAATCAGAACAAGAATATACAATATGCGTTGATCAATCTGAAGGAGAATATAATCCTGGAAAGATTTGTATAGACTGTATTCGAGAAGCATTGAGAGGAAAGATAGATGACTAAAAAAAGAAGGGAGAGAGCCTTGAACACCCTCTCCCTTTAACAGGAGGTTCACCCGTATACCTTAGACGTGTTGATAGTCATGCGGTATTGAGATATTAAAGAATTAGTAGATGATTGTCAACTCTCACTTATTGTCGTTCTTTGCCCACCGTCTTTTGACTCGACGTGAGGATTAGTTTGGCCAGAGGGAGGTCTTCCAGTCTGACCCTTTCCTCCAAAAAGTCCCTCTTGTACCATCCCACCTAGTTGAGCCATTGGATTCATGGCCATAGTAGCGATCTGCACTTCTGTCATCTTCTGAGCCTCTTCCAACTTATACTCCCAGAACTCATCAATCATCTTCTGTGGATTCGGAATATCGAATTGCTCCATCAGATACTTGGGAGGAATCGGCATACCCATTCTTGCCAGTTGCAGGAGAAGAAGTCGTCTGGTGGATTGGGTCATCTGATAGATTGAGTTTGGCACAATGGAGAAGTGGAAATTCCTCATGTGTACTCTCGCTCTCTCACTCCTCGTACCCCCACTCCCCACAACAGGTAAGTCTATGTTACTTGGGACTAACGTAGAAGGGTCAAAGTCGAAGTCCTCTTGTGTTACTCCATCTCTCCCCAGTATCTGGAATCTCTTCCTCACTGAATAGAACTCAAAGAAGTCACCCTTCCACTGTTCCGCCCAATCTCTCATTGAGGATTCCATGTTTCTACTCATATCAGTCGCTACAGGTCCCGCCATCTCAGCCAACTTCTCAATCGTATCAGCTCCTGGAACCTGAGCAGCTTTGGCCATCGCAGTGAGATCATGGAGGCCCATCAGCTTTGCAGCTCCTTCCTCAGCTTGATTCATGAATTCGAGGATGTCTTGCTGCATCGTGTAATATCTAGGGTCCACTAACAACTTGAAGACTTCCCCAAGCATATTGTTCACACCCACCACCTGTCCTCCAACACGAGGATCTATAGCCTTCTCCAAACCCACACTGAATCTTGATTTGTCATAGGCAAGGGGTGGGCGCAGGCGCGCGTTAGAGGAGTCGTCGTAAGCTCGAAGTAGACTGGTATATAGGGCCTGTAGTTTGGCGGAATCTTTGGTGATAGGAATACCACAATACTCAAATGGCCAATCATCGAGGCGGAACTTAACTAGAGGGACCTGCCCATGCCAATAACGAGAGGTGTCATCATAGAGGATTGCCGTTCTAGTTGCGATGATGTGTCTTCTATAAGGGAAGAGCTTAGCATCGTGATAGTTTGCAGTTCTTGTTATTGGTTGGCCGGTTGAAGGGTCATTCATCCCTATTGGGATAGCTTCTCCATAGTGAGGGACTCTATACTCCCAAGGTGATCCTTCGACTCCCATCTTTGTTGAGGATTGGCTCATGTTGGTCTGGCCATCCAGGATATAGATATCATAGACCGTGACCAAGGCTCTTCCTGCTGGATCTTCTCCTCTATATCCTCTCTGCGCGCCATAGGTGTTCTGGACTGTGGGAGTGACTCTATCAAGGAGATTGTTCACCAATCTGCGCCACTTACTCACTGCCTCACCATCAGGAGCGATAAGATGGGCAGCAGTGGGGAAGCGCCGCATTACATGGAAGATGGGATACTGGCGACGAATGACAACAGCGTATGCCTTTTGTAGATCCCAATCTTCTGGGGAGATCTGGACTGGAAGAACAGCATCAACCCCCAGAGCTTGAGATGTGATATCTCCATCAGTTGGAGTCCAGTATCCAGGGTCCCATTCAGTGATGAGATATCCAGTCCCTTCCACTGACGCGAACTGCAACGCCTCTCTTAAGCGTCGATCCGCGAACTTACTCATGTACCAGTGGATATAGCCTTTATTGAGGATATCCGCCTGATCTGCCCAATCTTTGTGATCCGTGGTGAATGAGGAGATGGGACGAGGGTTCGATAATGTCCCTACCACCTCTCTAACATCTCTCTTGACAAAATTCTTTGATGCTTTTGAGAGGGTTCTTGGGAGTTCATCGAAGCCAATGTCAGCCATGATTCGATGACTTGTATCAACGAATCTATATCCAGTCTGGCTTTTAAGAAAGGACTCCCCTTCCTGGATACACTCATTCATCCAAGAG